CACATGAATTCTCTGTAATTTACATTTTAAATTCCATTGAATGATATGTAAGTGATAATTCCGTGAGTAATTACATTATAAGTTATCAATGTTATTAGTGATGTTAAAGTTATTATTAATAGTTTCATAGTTATTTATTTAATTTGTTATTTGTTTTATTGTTTATACTATATTATCTATGACGCATCGTATTAAGTATGTAGTATATAAATAGTAAAAAGTAAAACGTCAAAATAAATACACAATAATGCATTGAAAACGTTGAGGTATGCAAAACAAAACTATAAAAGCCGGCCAACCCGCAAAACAAAAATGCGATTTGTAAACAAAATACAAAATATAATTGTGGGGGTATAGTACTTTACTCCTATATTTTTAATAAAACAGTGACATTAGCCTATTAAAGCTACTAATAAAGGGCATTTGTCACCCTTAGTCTACAATTAGCCTGTAAATATACAATGTAAATACAGGTAAAAATGAGTAATATTCTGTAATCTCTTATAAATAAGGCCATAATGGCATAAAATACTAAAAAAATACTATAAATGGCGATAATTACTACATATCCGTTAAAAGATAAACCATTAAACAAAAATGATGAGATCATAATTTCGGATGCAGAAAGTAATAATCCAAATTTTAAGACAAAACGAACTACAGTAGGGTTTATATCAGATTTTGTGGTAGCTCAAGGTACTTATGTTTGGGTACAAGATTCCGTATCTGACACTTGGGTGATACCACACAACTTAGACAAATATCCTAGCGCAACAGTTGTTGATTCTGGACTAAATGTTAACATAGGAGATATAACTTACGATTCAAAAAACCAAATAACAATACGATTTAGCGCTCCTTTTTCAGGGAAAGCATTTTTAAACTAACAACATGGCAGTAAATTTTTTAAACAACTTAGACCTTAACGGCAATCAGTTATTAAACGCTAGATTACAGGTTTTAGCATCAGATCCTGGCTCTGCAGTAGCAGGAGATATTATATATAACTCATCATCGAACGTATTTAAGTTCTATAACGGTTCAGATTGGGTAGATCCATCAGCTGGTAGTTATACAAGTTGGTCAATAGTAGGAGATGGCGGCTCAAGCTCACTAACAGTTTCAAATGGCGAGACAGTTGACTTTGCTGGTGGTACTGGACTAAGCACATCTTTAGCAGCTGGAGTAGGAACCAGAACAATGACTTTTAACGTAGCTGAAGCAACCGCAACAGCGAGAGGTGGTATAGAATTATTCTCTGACACAGATCAATCAGTAGCAGCTAATTCAGTAACAACTACAGCTAGTAGAACTTATGGTTTACAATTAAACTCCGCTGGCCAAGGTGTGGTTAATGTACCTTGGACCGATACTTCTGGTATGACTAGCTGGAACGCTAATATATTTGGCGGAGCCACAGGGCCATTTACTATAGGTCAAGGTGGTGATTTAACAATAAAGCCAGGTAGTAATATGGATATTTCATTAGCTGGAAGTAATGATGCTGCTAACTATACTATTGGTATTGCTGATAGTGGTGTTACAGCAGCTTCTTATACTAATGCAAGTATTACAGTTAATGCAAAAGGTCTAATAACTTCTGCTTCTAGTGGTTCAGATACTAATACTACTTATACTTTACCTACGTCGTTGGTAGCTGCAAACACCGGTGCCATAACACTTACTGGTAGTGATGGTTCTACTGATGCTGTAAACTTTGCAGGAACAACTAATGAAGTTCAAATTACCCAACCAACTAGTGGTGTTTTAGCAATAGGTTTACCAGATAATGTAACTTTAGCTGGAGACTTAACTGTTAGTGGTGGTGATATAACTTTAGGTGGTACAGGTCGTATTCAAGGCATAGACACAGTTTCAGCTGGTACAGATGCAGTAAATAAAACATATGTTGACAATGCTGTAGTTGGTAACTTAGTATTTCAAGGCGGTTATGACGCTGCTACTAATACACCAGATCTTGACTCAAGTCCATCATCAAGTATTAAAAAAGGTTGGGCATATGTTGTAACAGCTGCTGGTAGTTTCTTTACTGAAACTGTTGAAGTTGGTGATTTCTTATTTGCCCAAAGCGATGCTCCAACAACTTTAGCTGATTGGGTAACTGTTCAAAATAATGTTGGTTTAGCAACTGCTACTACAGTTGGTATTGGTAATGTTGCGGCTAATAACTCTGCATCCACAGCGGGTATGGCTGTTGCTTACTCTGCTGGTACAGCGACAATAGGTTGGTCTATAAAGAATTTAAGCTTAATAAGCAACGCTATAGTAGACGCGGATAGAATGGCCATACTAGATATGACGGGCTTTGAGCAAAAATCTATTGAGTTAAGCACGTTAAAAACTTACTTCCAAGCCGGTCTTTCACAAGGCTTTGCAGGTACTAGTTCTTCTGGAACTACCCATACTTTTAACCATAACCTTAATACTTACGATGTTATAGTTCAAGTATACGATGCTTCAAACTACGAAACAGTATATGCTTCTGTAGATAGAACAAGTGTTAATCAAGTAGTAGTTACAACAGCTGCTTCAGCTAATATAAGATGCTTAATTAACAACGTAGGATAAAATAAAATAAAATAAAATTAAATTAAATGGCAGTAACATTTTTAGATGGAATATCAATTAACGGTGCCGCCACTATAAACTTAGATAGTGGCGATGCCTTTACAATTAACGAACCAGATAAAGATCAACCAGGTAGGCTTGTATTCGATTACACTAATGGAGATCCAACACTGACAATTGCATCTAGAGCTTCAACAGCAAAAATTGTTGTTAGAGCAGATACAAGTAACACTAAATTAACTTTAGACGAAGATGGTCAAATATATGTTAATGGTAATAATTATGATGGTGTAAAAATAGAAGGTACTAACTTTCACAGTGTAGGTACAAACAATAACAAATTAGATTTAGGATCATCAACTAGGCCATGGGGTGATATTTATTCAACAGGTTCTTACGTTAATACTTTAACATTAAGCAGTATTGCAACAGCAGGTGAAGAAACAGTAAGTGCTCTGTTTGAAGAGTCTGGAGTAGTTAAGAAAAAAGATTTAGGTACTAATGCTTTTAATAGCACTTCAATACCTACAAACGCGGTTCTTACTTCAGGTAATCAAACAGTAGCAGGTATTAAAACATTTAGTAGTAATACAGTGTTTCCTGGTAGTGATGGTGGTATGGAAGTAGGAATTTGGGCAGGGTCAAGTAATTATGGCTTTTTAGGAACACAAGGCATGACAGGGTCAGAATATTGTTTAATATCAGATGGTCAAACTACTTTTGTAGGAGGCGGAACAGGTGGCTCTTTAAAACTAAGAGGACCAGCAAATGATTCTTCTCCTCAAATAGTAATAGATGGATCGTCTGTAACTGTAGACGATGGCACTAGTGTTGGTACAGGATCAATAAGAGCTAAGTATAAATCTTCTGATAATTCAGCAGGTATAACATCTACCTTTACAGTTAGAAATGGTAACAACTCTGCTTCTTTAACATTTGTAATAAAAGACGGTGTTGTTACATCAGTTACTAGTAGTGATAGAAGATTAAAGAAAAACATCAAACTTATAGGTCAATCACCAAGTGGAATTAACATATACGAGTTTCAATATAAAGTCAAATATGCTAAGAACTACGGTACAGGTAAGTTTCAAGGTGTTATGTCAGACGAAGTTCCATGGAGAGCTGTTAGTGTAGATAAAGGTGGTTATGACATGGTAGACTATAGCATGATAGACGTAGAGTTTAAGCAGTTATAGCATGAAATTAATACAACACTGGGATGATCAAGACAAAGCTAAACTTCTAAATAGAATAATAGAAATAGTAGGTGATAAAGAGTATTTAGATATAGTAGTTTACGGCAGTAGAGTAAGTGGTGATTTTAAAGTTGATTCAGACTTAGACGTAGGTATTTATGTAAATGAAATAAAAAGATGTCCATGTTGTCAACTACATCCAAGAGAGATTACAAGTTATGTAAATGGTATATATAGACCTGAAAATGAATTAGGCAACTTTTTTATAATGGATATAACTTATTACACTGCTAAAGATTTAGACAATGGCAACTGGAGTCAATTTGGAGAAACATATGATTTACCGAAATATTCTTTAATAACAAACAAGTATTATCCAGGTAATATAGAGGAAACTAAAGCTTTTAAAAAGAAAAAATATTAAATAACCGAACTATCAAGTGATAGTATATAATAACCAACGTTTAACTTAAAACCAAATACAATGACGTTTTTATATACCCGCACCAATACGTGGTCTAGTGCACCACAACCAACAGAAGAAACCATTAAGTACTGGAAACATATTTCACAGAAGAAAAACTGGAGAATAGTTCAATTACCAAATGGATTTTTACAAACCGAATATAAATCTATCGATTCAGATGATTGGATCGATGTTACCAGAAGAGAAACAATAGCTGGAGCAGAACAAGCAATAGATGCTTCTATTGAACATTATGCTAAAAAGCTAGAGTTTACCAAAGGACCGAAAGTAGTTAAAACCTTCGAGTAATATTCAAACACAATTATATTAAATTAAATTAAATGCAAGAATTAAAGTTAGTTAAAAACCTGACTTTTGGCGATACTGCTAGAAGTCAGGTATTAACTGGGGTTGAAAAACTTACTAATGCAGTAGGATCAACCTTAGGAGCAAGTGGAAAATGTGTTATACTAGAAGATGGTAATGGCGCACCACAAATAACAAAAGATGGAGTAACAGTTGCTAATAGCATCACATTACAAGATCCATTAGAAAACATCGGAGCTACGCTAATTAAACAAGCAGCTCAAAGAACAGTATCAGATGCTGGTGATGGTACAACTACCGCAACAGTATTAGCTAAAGCTATATTAGACCAAGCTACAGAGCACTCGCTTTTAGATGATCCAAGAGCTATGAAACAAGGTGTTGAATCAGGTGTTGAAAAAGTTATAAAGTATTTAAATAAAAAATCTAAAAAGGTTACTGGTAAGAAGATTGACCAAGTAGCTACTATATCTGCTAACAATGATAAAGAGTTAGGTAAAGTTATAGGTGAAGCATTTAGATTAGTAGATGAAACAGGTGTTGTTATGATGGAAACAAATGACCAACCTGAAACTGTAGTAGAATTAATAGAGGGTGTTCAATATGACCAAGCGTTAAAGAACAATCACTTTATTACTAACATAGAAAAAGGAACAGCTGAACTTGAAAATCCTTTGGTTCTAATTGTAGAGTCAGTAATACCCAACGTGAGGAAGATTCAGTCGGTTCTTGAATATATTATAAAGCATGGTAAGAGTTTACTTATTATTGCTGATGTTGACCAACAAGTAGTTTCCGCGCTGGCCATGAACAAAAAGAAGGGTAATATAAAAGTCAACATTATAGATGCACCAGTATACGGAATCAGCAAAAAAGACGTGTTAAGCGATCTATGTGCTGTGACTGGTGCTACACTTATTAACGAAGACCTTGGTGATGATATGGATATAATACAACCAGAACATTTAGGTAAATGTATAAAATCTGTAACTAACCATGAGGAAACAATACTACAAGTTGATTTAACCGATAATATAAAAGTTAAAGAAACTATTGCTTTGTTAGAAAAAAATATAAAAGAAACTAAAAACCCTAATATTATAATTAGACTAGAGAAACGATTAGCTAAGTTAAAAGCTAAAGTTGCTACAGTTAAAGTTGGGGCTAACTCAGAGATAGAATTAAAAGAGAAGAGAGATAGAGTTGAAGACGCTATTTGTGCTACTAAAGCTGCAATTAAAGAAGGTATAGTACCAGGTGGTGGTATAGCTTTATTAAATGCTAGTTTTAACTTGAAACCAAGTTGTATAGGTGAGGAAGTATTATACCAAGCTATAAGAAGACCTCATGAATTAATATTAAAAAATGCTGGTATAGAAAAGTTAAACAAACTTGAAGATGGTAAAGGATTAGATGTGGTTACAGGAAATACGGTTGATATGGTAAAAGCCGGAATTATAGATCCTTTGTTAGTTACTAAAAGTGCATTAATTAACGCAGCTTCAGTAGCTACAACTATATTGTCAACTGATTGTGTAATCAACAATGTAAGAGTATGAGAGCGATAGGCAAGTATATAGTTATAGATCCTATCAAGGAAGTTGACACAACTACAAAAGGAGGTTTAATTCTAGCTGAAAAGCAAAGAGAAGATGTAAGATACAGAAGAGCTAAGGTTATAGAACCTGGCTCTGATGTACAAGCAATAAAAAAAGGTGATGAAGTCTATTATGACAAGTCAGCTGGGTTTAATATAGAGTTAGAAAAAGAAGAATACAAAGTTATTAAAGAGCATGATATAGTTATTGTTCTATGAGAAAGTTAACGTCTAGTGATTTAAAAGAACTAGGTTTACTTAAACACTATAGAATAATACGTAAATGGGCTTGTAAAATAAACGAATTAAACGATGCAGATTTAGAATTACTAATCTATTTAGATGCTATAGATTTTTTTACTAAAGATGATTTTAAAAAAGGTACGTACTCATTCAGCTGGGATAACAGGCGCTGGAACAGATTATTGAAACAAGGGTGGATTACAGTGTGGAGAAAAAGAAACCACACAACTCAAAAATATCATATATATAAAGTTTCCGTAAAGTGCAAACAGCTGATAAGTCGCATGTACCGAATTATGCTAGGTGAAGAAGACATGCCTACAACTAAATTAGAAAATATAAATAGATATAGTTTTAAAGTAATAACTAAATCAATAAAATACGTTAACAAAGACAAAACAAGATAAAATGCCAGATAAAACAAAAAAAGAAAAATTATACGCCGGTGACGTAAGTCAGTCAAAAGGAGGTATTGGAACTCTTGAAAATAACATTTCAAAACAGAGAAGAGATAACGCGCAAGAATTAGAAGGTAATAAAGGTACAAATAAACAACCTAAAAATACTAATTATACTTCAATGTTACCAGAGTTTGAAGTTACAGCGACAAAGATGTACGGCTCACCAGCAAAAATGGACACTGTAGATCCAACTACAGGGCAAGTGCTACCAACTGGCATGGGTCAAGGCCCAACAAACGTAGGCAACGCTAATACAGCTCAAACATTACAAGCTCAAGCAGATCAAGCTGCTGTAAAAGCTAATAGAGCTGGAACACCAGATCGTAGCGCTAGCTCAATAAGCCAAACGCCTATGACAATGAAAGGTAACTTTAAAAACGATTCAATGGCTTATGCTGCTAGAATGTTTGGCAATGTACCTAATCCAGTTCCCTCACCAAGTCAATTTAATAAAGGTTTAAGAAAAGCTTCTGCTGCAGGCGAACTAGACTCTAACCCTAATTTTAAAGCTAAAGTTGATGCTGCACCAATAAAAGCAATACCTGTTGGGGCTATAATTAAAGGTGTACAAGCTATTGGAGCTTTAAAGTCTGCTGCAAAAGCTAAGGGAAAACCTGGCGAAGGAACAACGCTTGATACTTTTGAAGTTAATTTTACAAAAGAAAAAGGTGATAGATCTGGAAAAGGAAAAACAGATGGTCAAACAACTAATAGTAGAATTAACAAAGACGGAACAAAAACTTCAGTAGACACTTACAAAGGTAAAAAAGCAGAAGGAACAATACAAGCTTCATTTTAAAATATTGTAAAGGTGTAAATTATATATGTAATTATATATATACAACACCAAATATAAACCAAAAATAAAAAAATTATGCCAAGTTATAGTGGAAAAAAAGTAGATCCTAGCACGTATACTGCTGGATTTGCAGTTAAGTGCGGATGCACAAAAGAAAAAGACAGAACGATGATGTCTAACAATATGGCTATAGAGCCAACGTTAAGAATAGATAGCATTGAATACAAAGGCAACGCTGTTTTAAATGCTCAAAAATAATGAATACTGTGGAAGATTTAAAATTATATTGTTTAAATATAACATCTGCTACAGTTGTTAGCTTAGGATGGTTAGAGCCTGTCTTGTCTATCTTATTATTATTAACAACATTAGGTTACACAGCACATAAGTGGTACTTGATGAAAAAAAGAAATGATGGCTGATATACCTAAAAAAATAAACACAACAGCTGACAAGGCGACAAAACTCAAATATTCAAGAATTAGCCCGCCCAGCAGAGAAAAGAAAAGTCCAAGTCCAAGTCCTAGTCCTAAGCCAAAGCCTAATAAGCCAAAGCCTAATCCTAGAAAAAAGCCAACAGCTAATGAAATGAAAGCTGATGGAACTAGGGTAGAAATGAATAAATACGCAGATTATCAATTAGATCGAAAAGACAATCAGAGCATAGCTAAAATGATTAAGAAAATGAAAAATTCTAATTGTGGCTCACCTAGTAAAGCTTTAGTTTTTCAACCTAAAAACTTAAATCAACATTTAGATACTAAGCCTACTCCTAAAAATTCAACAGTAGAAGAAGAAAACAAAGATCCTAAAAATAAAGATGGTAAAGAAGTACCTACAGATAAAGAAGTAACTTTAAATACTATTAATGACGCTTCAAAGTCAGGTGCGGCTAAAGTTGATGCACTGAACAATGCTGCTCCTGTTGCAATGAAAAACCCTGAATCTCCAGAAAAAATGAAACCTAAAAAAGCTATAACAGGTTCAATTCCAAAAACAGGGTCTAAAGGAGATGAGTATGTTAAAGAAGATCTGCAAGTAAGCAAAGAAATGAGAGCTTCATTTAAAAAAAGACACCCAAAAGCAAATCTTAAATCAGACCATCAATTCCGTCAAGATGCTATAAACCGTAATGAAGAATATAGACCTGAAAGACAAAGAGGAAAACTTGAAAGAAAATATATGAAAAAAGTATGAGAAGTATAAGTGAAATTATAATACATTGCTCTGCTACTAGAGAAGGACAAGATATATCAGTTGATACCATAAAAAAATGGCACGTAGAAGGTCGTGGTTGGTCAGACATTGGCTACCATTTCTATATTGACATAAATGGTAAAATATGGAAAGGTAGAGATATAGATAGATCAGGAGCTCATTGTAAAAATCACAATAGAAATTCAATAGGGGTGTGTTATTGCGGAGGCGTAGAAGCTGATGGTAAAACACCAAAAGACACAAGAACAGAAGCGCAGAAAGAAAGTCTATTACACGTGTTGAAAACATTAATGGCTATGTTTCCGCTTGCTACTATATATTCACACAATGAGTTTGCTAATAAAGCATGCCCATCATTTGACGCAACTAATGAGTACAAAGATCTCTGAGAACACTAATATACAACTTGACTTAAAAACTGTAGTAGCAATAATAATGGTTACAGCCTCTTTCGTAGGTATGTATTACACATTGCAAGCAGATATTGAAGAAGCTAAAAAACTACCACCTATAGAAGTTACTCGTTTAGAGTATGAATTAAAAGAAGAGTGGAATGAAAAAATGATCATGCAATTAAAAGATCAAGTAGATATGCTTGAGCAGACGCAAGATATATTAAAAGAAGAAATTAGTATAACTGCTAGCATGATTAAAGATGGCACAGAAGCTGATGGTAAATTAGAAGAGCTTAACAGGCAGTTAGAAGAATTACAAAACAAAAAGCCTAGCACTAGAGTTATAGTGAAAGAAATAAAGGTAGATAAAAAAGGTAGAAAATTATAAATTATGGGATTTGCAAACGACGCACAGAGAAAAGCTATATGGGCTAGTAAAGATGAAAAATCACCAGCTAAGGTTGAGGGTTTAAAAAAAGTTGTTAAGCAACTCAAAGGAGCTGTAAAAGCTCATGGTGCTCAAGCTGCTACAGTCCAAAAACATATAGATAAAATGGAAGATAAATCACCTAATAAGTATGACACATCAGTAAATTCACCTGCATTGGTAAAACTATCAGCATCTTGTAAAGCTGCAGCAAGAGCTAAGTTTGATGTATATCCTTCAGCTTATGCTAATATATGGGCGTCTAAAAAACAAAAAGCTGGAGGTTGTTAAATATGGAATCTCCATTTTTAAAAGTAAAAAAAATTAAAGCAAAAGGAGGAGGAACTAAGAAAGTTTGCTTGCCTCTTGCTAAAATAAGAAGCATGAGCAACTCTGATAAAAACGCTGTTGTTCGTGCTAAAAGATCTGCAGGTGCTAAAGGTGATTATAAAAGAAGTTCTAAAAGTAATGTAAAAGGAACTAGTAGCGGTGGTAGTTTAAAAAAATGGCTTGATCAAGATTGGAGACAAGTTGCTAATCCTAGCTTAAAGTGTGGTGAAAAATCTCCTGAAGAAAAAAAGTCAATAGCTAAATGTTGGGAAGGTTATAGTAGAGTTCCTGGAACCGTTAAAGGTTCAAAAGGTAGTTGTAAAAAATCTCCTGTAGACAAAAAAGGTGATGTAAGAAGAACTATTGGTAAAGGTAAAAACTTTAATAAAGCTAAATCTACTGGTACTGGTGGTGCGGCTGGTGGCGGTATGACACAGAAAGGTGTTAATGAATATAAAAGAAAAAACCCAGGTAGCAAGCTAAAAACTGCTGTAACTACTGATCCTAAAAAATTAAAACCTGGAAGTAAGTCTGCTAAACGTAGAAAAGCTTTTTGCGCAAGATCTAAATCTTGGAAAAGCAAAAGAGGTTTAGCTGCTAGACGTAGATGGAATTGTTAATAACATATTATGGCATTTAGAATAAAACCACCTTATAAAATAGATAATACTCCTAGATATGAAAAAAAGGAAGAACCAGGAGTTTTAGGTAGAGCTAATAAAAACGGCACCATAGTTATGAACATGGACATTACAGATCCTAAACAAAGAAAAGAAGTTGATGATCATGAAATGGTACATGTTGAACAATTTAAAGATTTTGAAAAGTCTGATGGAAACAAAGGACTAAACTACACTAATGATAGTGTTACTTGGCAAGGGGAAACTTATCCAAGAAAAAATGGAAAAATAAAATACAAAGGAACTTGGAAAGTTGAAGGACATCCTAGCTTCCCTTGGGAACAAGAAGCATATAAAACAAATAAAAAATAAAAAAATGCCAACTCAAACAGCAGAACAATATTACTCACTCCCACCTAAGCAAGGAGGGACAAAAGTATATCCAAAAATGGAAAAACAACTAGAAGCAGGAACTTACGCAAGCGCTAAGAAAAATGATCCTAAATTAGATTCTTATATTAAAGATAGAGCTGCAGCTAAAAAATCTGGCGATAAGTCAGCTCAAAACGCTGCTCAAAATAAAATTAACAAAGCTTATGGAAAAGGTCCTACTAACAGGCCAGTAAAAACTAAAGCAGAGACTAAAGCAGAGGTTAATAAGAAAAACGAAAAGAAAGTTGAAAATACTATGAGAGGTAGTGTTGATAATAAAAAAGCAGAAAATCCAAGAGTACAGAAAAAATCTAAGTCTTCTTCTTCTTCAGTAAAACCTTCTGACATGAAAGTAGATGAAAAAGCTACTAGTACAGAAAGACAAAAAGTACTAAAAGAAAGAATTGAAGCTGGTGATAAAAAAGCTGGTAAAAAAGCAGGATTAAAAGGTGGTCTTAAAAGAAAGGCTAACAGAGCTGGTAAAAAACAGAATAAACTTATTACTGGAGGCAGAAAGTCAGAAAAGATTGCAAAGAAAATGTCAAAAGTAGATTTATCGACTGAAAAAGGTTTTGCAAAAGCTGACAAGCTTAACAAAAAAGCTTCTATGGTAGATACTAAAAATGAAAGAAAAAAATCAAAGCAGCAATTGAAAGATATAATTCTTACAGCTTCAGATTCACCTACAACATTTAAAGATTTTGATCAAATGGATTCTAAAAACGCTAAGAAAACTGCTGGTGAAGATTCTATGTCTACTATGTATTCAGATGGTCCTATCAAGTATTTCAAACAATCTATTAAGTATAACGTTAGAGAAGCTTCTAATCCTAGTTTAAGCTCAAGTGCAAGAAAGCACTATGCTGAAAATGCTCAACATGATATGAAGTCTATGGGTAAAATGGATAAAACTATGGCTTACAAACATGGTGCTATGAAAGGTGATCAATCTGCTTCTAGAATTGACTATGCTAATTATAAAGGAACTGATAAAAGTTATCACGGTAAAACAGGTGCTTCTCATGGTGATCAGTCTGCTTCAAAAGCTGATTATATGGGAAAATCTAAAAAAGGTTCTATAATTTCTAAACACATGAAATCTAATTAATATGGCTTTTAAACTAGGAGACAAAAGAGTAAATCCATTAAAAAGCAAAGGGTTCCTTAATCAGAGCCCTTTTAAAGCTAATGGTAACACTATGGCTTACAATAACGGTGAACCAAAAACAAAAGAAGAAGCTCAGCAAAAATTGGATAAAAAAGTAGAAGATGGAGTTGAAAACGAAAACTGGAATGCAGTTGACGTATCATCATCTATAACGCAAAATCCAGATGGTACTGAAACAACAGATACCACTACAAACTGGAAAAAACACTTTGAAGCTGAAGGCAGTTATGCAGATCTATGGAACCAAAATAAAGATGGTGTTAAAGATAAATATTCTAGTTTAGAAGATTTTCAAAAGGCAGGTGAGTTATGGAAAGAAAAAAATCTTTATAAGACCACTACTGATTCTAAAACAACTGGAAAAAAACCAGGGCCAGAAGTAAATCCTAGAAATGTATTAAAAAAGGCTGATGTTAAAGATAAAACTATCGGAACTAAGCTTACTACACAAGAAGTTGATAAAGGTGATCAAATGCAAGGAGGTATGCAACCTGTAGAAGAAGTTTATTATGAAACAGGTTATGATCCAGTTACTGGTAAGAGAGGTAAAATTAAGAAAACAAGAACCGTTTATAAGAAAGTAGAAAATAAGAAAGTGAAAACTGAACAGCAAAACAGAGAAGCTGTAGCAACTACTAAAGGTGATAAAGCAAGTAAAGACTTAGATCAAAACGTGGTAATTAGTAGTCAAGGTGACAAAGACCAAGTTCAGCAAGCTGTAGATGAACAATTAGAGGCTCAGAAAAAACAAGGTAAAACTGTTGATAAATCGTAATGGCTGAAAAAAAATCATTTAAAGAAACTAAAGTAGGGGCTTTTCTAGCTAGTAAAGCTCCTAAAGTTTTAGATGCTATAGGAGATATATTACCTAACCAAGGAACTCTTGGCGTAGTAAAAAATCTTATATCAAGTGATAATAAGATTAAGGCTGTTGATAAAGAGCATGCTATGAAGCTTATAGAGCAAGATTTACAAGAATTAAAAGAAGTTTCAAGTAGATGGAGAGCTGATATGAAATCAGACTCTTGGTTAAGTAAAAACACGAGACCTTTAGCTCTTATATTTTTAACAGCATCAGCTGTGTTCATGATGGCTGTAGATTCTTTTCATTTACAGTTTCAAGTTGATGATGCTTGGATAAACTTATTAAAAACATTACTGGTAACAGTTTACGTAGCATACTTCGGAAGTCGTGGTGCTGAAAAAATAACAAAAATAAATAAATAAAAATGGCTGAATATAACGAATGGGAACCTGTGTTGGATCCCGTAAATGGATTAATGCAACAAGAACCTAGAGTTTTTGGTCACGACGCTGTAGCTATATCTGCTGGGTCGCTTCAAGGAGCACTTACTATAACAAATGGTGGTAGTGGTTTTGATTCGAGCGATGTTGGTGATACTGTAGCTCAATCAGGAGCTAGTGCCCCTTCAGGTGGAACTGGTGCTTCATTTAACATAACAGAAGTAACAGGTGGTGCTGTAACTGGAGTTGAACTTACTAGTAGTGCGACAGGTGGAACTGGATATGTGGCAGGTATGGTAGTAACTTTAGCTGCAGCTAATTCAGGTGGTAGTGGTTGTCAAATCACGGTTAGTGCAACTGGAGCAAATATACCTAATACAGGTAAAAGAGGAGCTGTTGTATACAATGGTAAATCTTCAGCGCAAGACATTACAATAGTTACTGAAGCTGGTAATCCAGTTGAATTTAAAAGTTGTCAACCAGGTACAGTAGTAGGACATAAAGCTCCTATGTTAGCAAAGAAATTAGTCGCCGGTACAGACTGTGTAGCTATATATTAAAACAACAAAACAAACAAACAATCAAATAAAATCAAATAAAATGGCAAAGAAAAATAAATTAACTAAAGACGAGTTAGAATTAGTTCTTAATTCTGCAACACAGTACAATGAGATATTAATGCAAATGGGAGGAGTACAGGTGACTATGCAAGATTTAACTATGCAAGCTGCTAAATCAAGAGCTAACGTTGAGCAAGTTAAAAAAGATCTACAAGAGAAATATGGAAGTATTAATGTAGATTTAAAAGATGGATCTTACACTAAGTCAGATGTCGAAGATAAGAAAGATTAGTATAGGTTCTGACTATAAAAATGATGCAATGCATTATTCAACTGGTCAGGAAGTATATGGTGGACATACAATTAGTGATATTCTTTTTGAAGATCAAGACCAGTCATATAATATTTTTATAACTAAAAATAATGAAGTCTTACCTTGGAAAAAGTTTAATTCTAATATGGCTGTATCAGTAGAGTATGATCTTAAGTATTAATGCAAAGCTTATATAACTTCATTGTTAAACCACTAAATGACAGGTATGACAATATACGAAGAGTTGATGATACTAACCTTATTATCAATACTAGCATTGAAAACCATAGATTTATTAGTAAAAAAGCTGTAGTAGTTTCAACTCCTGCAGCTTATGCTACTAAAATAAATATAGGTGATGAATTATATGTTCATCACAATATATTTAGAAGATGGTACGATCAAAAAGGCAGAGAGCGTAATAGCTCTACTTTCTTTAAAGATAACTTATACTTTGTATCTCCACAACAAATATATATGTATAATCTAAATACTCATTTAGATTATTGCTTTGTTAAGCCAATTAAAAATAAAAGCATTTTAGAAAACAGGAAAGAACAACCTAATGTTGGTATAATGAAATATACTAATAGCGCCTTAGAAGCCATAGGAATAACACCTGGGACACTTGTAACGTTTACACCAAACTCTGAATTTGAGTTTATTATAGAAGGTGAACGACTTTATTGTATGAAATTAAATGATATAGCTTTAACGCATGAATACCAAGGAAACGAAAAAGAAAATAATCCAAGCTGGGCAAAAGGCAATTGAGGAGTTAATTAAGGTGGCAAAAGAAAAGATCGTAGACTCAGACGATGATGTAAGTGCTGACAGACTTAAAAATGCTGCCGCTACTAAAAAGCTAGCTATAATGGATGCTTTTGAAATATTAACTAGAATACAAGAAGAAGAAGACATGCTAAACAATAAACCTAAAGAAGTTAAAGAACAAAAAGCTTTTAAAGGTTTCGCGGAAGGGAGAAGTAAGTGAGTTATAATCAAACACTTTGGAAAGAGATTAAGGACGTTGTAAATCCTAAAATATTAGCTAAAAACAACAGGTTTAAAAAATGGGAGTATGGCTATAACTCTGATTATGATTTTATAGTAATAAGTAAAACAGGTAAAATTGGACAAATCATTGAAATACAAAATCTCCGGATTGCTTTACCAACAGCAGATGAATCGTTTAAACGAAGCAAGAACAAAGCGGAACAATATTGGGAAAAGTTTGAATATCCAAAAGAATTACAAAGAATAAAAACAAGATTTGATTGGGAAGAATATCCTACAGATTTTAAAGAGAAATGGTACGACTATATAGACAATGAATTTACTAGACGAGAAAAAGGATTTTGGTTTTATAACAATGGTGTTAATACTTACATTACTGGCACTCATTACATGTACTTGCAATGGTCAAAGATTGACGTTGGAGCACCAGACTTTAGAGAAGCAAACAGACTCTTCTTTATATTTTGGGAAGCATGTAAAGCCGATACAAGATGTTACGGTATGTGCTATCTCAAAAACAGACGATCTGGATTCTCTTTTATGTCGAGCGCAGAACTTGTTAACCAAGCTACAATATCTTCCGATGCTAGATTCGGTATACTGTCCAAGTCTGGAGCAGATGCCAAAAAAATGTTCACGGATAAAGTTGTACCCATATCAGTTAACTACCCGTTCTTTTTTAAACCCATTCAAGATGGTATGGACAGGCCAAAAACTGAATTGGCTTATAGAGTTCCAGCATCGAAACTTACTAGAAGAAAGCTTGAGTCGAATGAACAGCTTAGAGAACTAGACGGACTTGATACAACTATTGACTGGAAAAATACTGGTGATAACTCTTACGATGGTGAAAAGCTAAAACTATTAGCTCATGATGAAAGTGGTAAATGGGAAAGACCTGACAACATATTAAACAACTGGAGAGTTACAAAAACTACACTACGTCTTGGTTCAAGAATAGTAGGTAAGTGCATGATGGGCTCAACTTCAAATGCTTTAGATAAAGGTGGAAACAATTTTAAAAAACTTTACTACAATTCAGACGTTACTAAAAGAAATAGAAACGGACAAACATCTTCTGGACTCTATAGCTTGTTCGTTCCTATGGAGTGGAACTACGAAGGATTCATCGATACTTATGGATTACCTGTCTTCGTTAGAGGTGAAGATACAGTCAAAGGAGTTGACGGTTTTGAAATTACAACAGGAGTTATCGAGCACTGGGAAAATGAAGTTGAAGGATTAAAAAATGATCAAGACAGTTTAAATGAATATTACAGACAATTTCCAAGAACAGAGCAGCACGCTTTTAGAGATGAGTCTAAACAAAGTTTATTTAATCTAACTAGAATATATCAACAAATAGATTATAACGAAGAATTTAACAATAGAGCTAATGTTACTAAAGGTAAGTTTATTTGGCAAAATGGTATTAAAGATACTATTGTAGATTTTATACCAGATAATACTGGTAGATTTTTAATAACTTGGGTGCCGCCTAAAAACTTGCAAAATCGAGTGATAGTAAAGAGTGGAGTTAAATACCCTGGAAATGAACACCTTGGAGCTTTTGGTTGTGATAGTTATGATATATCAGGTACAGTTGATGGTAAAGGATCTAACGGAGCTTTACATGGTTTAACTAAGTTTTCAATGGAAGACGCACCACCTAATCATTTTTTCTTAGAATATGTAGCTAGACCACAAACAGCTGAAATATTTTTTGAAGATGTATTGATGGCTATGATATTTTATGGTATGCCAATACTATGTGAAAATAACAAACCTAGACTTTTGTATCATTTAAAAAGAAGAGGTTATAGAGGTTATTCAATGAATAGACCTGACAAAGTCTGGAATAAGTTATCTACCACTGAAAGAGAAATAGGTGGAATACCTAACTCAAGTGAAGACATTAAGCAAGCTCACGCGGCTGCTATAGAATCTTATATCGAAGAATATGTAGGATTAAACAATGAAGAATATGGTGATATGTATCTTCAAAAAACATTAGAAGATTGGGCAGTTTTTAATATAAACAACAGAACAAAGCATGATGCTACTATAAGTTCTGGTTTAGCTATTATGGCTTGTAATAAAAACAGGTATAAACCTGTACCCGATCTAAAAAGACAACCTATATATCTTGGAATTAAAAGATATGACAATAAGGGAAGCATTTCAAAAATTATAAAATAAATATGGCGCAAATTTATACTAGTAATAATAGTTCATTTCCAAATCAAGTTGTTCCTGATGCTGAAAAAGCAACAGAAGAGTATGGTTTAGCTGTGGGTAGAGCAATAGAGGGTGAATGGTTTAGAAACTACAGAGGTGGAGCTGGTATGTCTGGTTACGCTGTTAATTACAATCATTATCATACATTAAGACTCTATGCCAGAGGAGAGCAACCTGTTCAAAAATATAAAGATGAACTAGCTATAGATGGTGATTTATCATATTTAAATTTAGACTGGAAACCAGTGCCTGTATTATCTAAATTTGTAGACATTGTAGTAAACGGCATTGCTGATAGAAGTTACGAAATAAATGCTTTTGCTCAAGATCCAGTATGTGCTCAAAGAAGAACTAAATACGCTCAAGGATTAATGACGGATATAGTAGCTAAAGATTTTTTAAATGAAGCTAAAGCTGTTTTAAATGTTGATGGTTTTAATTCTGTAGATCCTGATGCTGCACCTCAAGACAAAGAAGAGCTAGCAGTGCACTTACAAATGGATTTTAAACAAAGTGTAGAAGTAGCTGAAGAAGAAGTTATAAACCAAGTATTAGATCAAAATAAGTATAACTTAACAAGACAAAGGATTTGTTATGATTTAACAGTTCTTGGCATTGGCGCTGTAAAAACTAGATGGGATAGAGCTAGAGGCGTGTGCGTAGAATATGTTGATCCAGCAAGGTTAGTTTACTCTTATACTGAAGATCCTAATTTTGAAGATTTATATTATGCTGGTGAAGTTAAGTCTGTTTCTTTACAGGATTTAAAAACTCAGTTTCCAAATTTAACTAACGAAGAAATGGAAACTATACAAAAATATCCAGGAAATGCAGAGTACTTAAGAAACTGGAACGGTAGATCAGATGATTTAACAGTTCAAGTATTATACTTTGAATATAAAACATATTCAGATCAGGTGTTTAAAATTAAGAAAAATACTTTTGGTCTTGAAAAAGCTTTAGAAAAACCTGATACTTTTAATCCAGATCCAAATGATAATTTTGAAAGAGTATCTAGAACTATAGAGACATTGTATAGTGGAGCTAAAATATTAGGACATCCTATGATGTTGCAGTGGAAGTTAGCTGAGAACATGACAAGGCCTAACGCTGATACTAATAGAGTATTTTTAAATTACGCTATATGCGCACCTAGGATGTATAAAGGTAGAATAGAATCTTTAGTTTCAAGATCTACCGGTTTTGCTGATATGATTCAATTAACTCATCTTAAAATACAACAAGTGTTGTCAAGAGTAGTTCCAGATGGTGTTTTCTTAGACGTAGATGGATTAGCGGAAGTTGATCTAGGTAATGGTACTAATTATAATCCTAGAGAAGCTTTAAACATGTATTTTCAAACTGGTAGTGTAGTAGGTAGATCTTCAACTATTGATGGAGATGCTAATAGAGGTAAAGTTCCAATACAAGAACTACAATCAGGATCAGGTGGTGCTAAAATACAAAGTCTTATACAAACTTATCAATACTATCTACAGATGATAAGAGATGTAACCGGACTTAATGAAGCTAGAGATGGATCACTACCAGATAAGCAGTCTTTAGTAGGTTTACAAAAACTTGCAGCAGCTAATTCAAATGTTGCTACAAGACATATATTAGAAGGTCAATTATTTTTAACATTAAGAGCTTGTGAAAATATATCTTTAAGAATAGCTGATTCTTTAAAATTTCCATTAACAAGAGCTTCTTTAGAAAATAGCATATCTCAATATAATGTAGGAACTCTAGATGAATTAACCGAATTAAACATACACGACTTTGGTATATTTTTAGACTTAGAGCCAGATGAAGAAGAAAAAGCTAAGCTAGAAGAGAATATTCAAGTAGCATTAAAGTCTGGGGGTATTGACTTAGAAGATGCTATAGATATTAGAGAAGTTAGAAATATACAACTAGCTAATAAGTTTTTAAAATATAGAAGAAAAAAGAAAGCTGAAGCTGCACAAAAAGCTGCACAAGCTAATATACAAGCGCAAGCGCAAGCTAACCAACAAACAGCTGAAAAAGCAGCATTAGCAGAAATGCAAAAACAACAAGCTTTAGCAGAGACTCAAATTCAAATAGAACAAGCAAAATCTCAGTTTGAAATACAAAGAATGCAAACAGAGTCTCAACTTAAAAAAGAATTAGCGGAGTTTCAATTTGGCCACAGTGTTCAATTAGAAAAATTGAAAATTGGTAGAGACAAAGAGAAAGAATCGTTTATAGAAGATCGTAAAGATCAAAGAACTAGAATATCAGGTACTCAGCAAAGTGAAATGATTAGTCAACGTAAAAATGATATGGCGCCTACTAATTTTACAGAAACTGAAAATCCAGAAGGTCTAGATTTAAGTGCATTTAATATGTCTTAAAACTATTAATTATTATATTATATTATGTCAGAAACAATTCAAGATAAAGAGAAGGCACCTCTTAAAATTAAAAAGCCTAAAAAATTAACTAAAAAAATAGAAGAAACTGTTAAAGTTAATTTAGATAAAAAACCAGAACCAGAAGTAAATAAAGTAGAGTTAAAAGAAAATGCCGTTCAAGAACAAAAAACAAATGATAGCGATGTTGTTGTCAAAGAAAAAGGAAACAAAGAAAGTAGCGAAACAGTGGCTGAAGAAGTACGGTCCACCGAAAAAGTAGCTGAATCTCCTATAAAAGAAGTAGAACGTGTAGAACCTGTAGAACAACCAGTAATTGAAGAACCAGTAGCTCCAGCTCCTGTTATGCCTGAAAATATACAGAAGCTTGTTAATTTTATGAAGGAAACAGGTGGTACTATAGAAGACTATACTAGACTAAATAGAGATTATAGTCAGTTAGATGAAACGGCACTACTAAGAGAATATTACAAAAATACTAAACCACATCTTGATCATGATGAAATATCTTTTATAATGGAAGATACTTTTAAATATGATGAAGAAGTGGATGAAGAGCGAGATGTAAGAAAAAAGAAACTCGCATTCAAAGAAGAAATTGCTAAAGCCAAGAGTTTTTTAGAAGACACTAAAAACAAGTATTACGACGAAATCAAGTTGAGGCCGACCGTAAGTAATGAGTCTAAAAAAGCACTGGACTTTTTCAATAGATACAACAAAGAACAAGAGAAAGTAAAACAAATTCGTGACAAGTTTGAAAACAATACTAAAGAGTTACTAAATGAAGATTTTGAAGGTTTCGATTTTAACGTTGGTGAAAAAACTTTTAGATATAATGTTTCAAACCCAGATGAAGTTGTTGAAAAGCAATCAAGCTTAAGTACATTTGTTAAGAAGTTCTTAAACAAAGAAGGTGAGATTAGTGATACTGTTGGCTACCATAAAGCTGTATATGCAGCTAGAAATGCTGATACAATAGCCAATCATTTCTACGAGCAAGGCAAAGCCGATGCTGTAAAAGATATGGTTGCTAAATCTAACAATATAAATGCAGAACCTAGACCTAGTTCTAATGGTGATGTTTTTATAGGTGGTTTAAAAGTAAAAGCGGTTAATGGGGTTGATAGTTCTAAGTTGAAATTTAAAACAAGAAAAAAGAACAATTAATAAAAACTAAAAAATAAAAACATGAGTTTTTCAAATACAGGGTCTTTCCCTGCAAGTTTAGTTCCTGCTCAGAATAGATTAGCTTTAAACACTAACTATTTATCATTTGATGATGCTGCTGGTGGAGGAACTTTCGCACAACAATATCTACCTGAGCTTTATGAAGCTGAGATAGAAAGATACGGAAACCGAACTATTGGTGGTTTCTTGAGAATGGTAGGAGCTGAAATGCCTATGACATCTGATCAAGTAATTTGGTCTGAACAAAACAGATTGCACGTTGCTTATAAAAAAGCAACTGTAAGTGTTCCTGGTGGTTTAGCTGATGCTGATATTAAAGTTGTATTAGATTTAACTGCTGCTGAATCTGCTAACGGTGCTATAAGAGTAGGTCAAACTGTCTTAATGGCGGATAATGCTACTGGTCTTATAGTACAAAAAGGTTTAGTGCAAAAAGTTACAAATTCTGCTGGTACTAAGCAAGATGAATTAGAAGTTAAACTTTACGGTACAGCTACTAATGCTCTTCCAACTACTACTGCTGGTATAAACTTATACGTTTATGGATCTGAGTTTGGAAAAGGATCTATCGGAATGGAAGGTTCTATTGAGCCAGGTTTTACTCAGTATGCTAACAGACCAATGATATTGAAAGATAACTTTCAAATTAACGGATCTGATACTGCTCAAATTGGTTGGGTAGAAGTTGCTACTGAAGATGGACAGTCAGGTTATTTATGGTATTTAAAGTCTGAGTCTGAAACAAGACTAAGATTTGAAGATACTTTAGAAATGGCTATGGTTGAAGCTGAAGATATGAACAACACTGCTTATACTGCTAAAAGCCAGTATCAATTTGGTGGAGCTTCTAACGCTGCTTTAACAACTGACATTGAAGGTTCTGAAGGTTTATTTGCTGCTATCGAAGCAAGAGGTAATACATACTCTGGTTTTGCTGGTGCTGCTGCTCCTGGTTCAGGTGCTTTAGGTGATTTTGATGAAATCCTTAAAAACTTAGACAAGCAAGGTGCTATTGAAGAAAACATGCTTTTCTTATCTAGATCTACTGCTCTTGATTTTGACGATATGATTGCTGCTGTTAACGGTGGATTTGCTTCTACTCAAGCTGCTTCTTATGGTTTATTCGAGAACGATGGTGACATGGCTCTTAACTTTGGATTTTCTGGATTCAGAAGAGGTTCTTATGACTTCTACAAAACTGACTGGAAATACTTAAATGATGCTTCATTAAGAGGATTATCTAAAGAGATTGATGGTGTAATGATCCCTGCTGGAACTACTACAGTATACGATCAAATGTTAGGATCTAACATCAGACGTCCTTTCTTACATGTAAGATATAGAGCTTCTGAAACTGAAGACAGAAGAATGAAGTCTTGGGTAACTGGATCTGTAGGTGGTGCTTACACTGACACTTTAGATGCTATGACTGTAAGTTTCTTATCTGAAAGATGTTTAGTAACTCAAGCTGCTAATAACTTCGTGTTATTCAAAGGAGCTTAATTAATTATTAACATTTAAAAAAATAAGAAAATGAGTTATTTAAAACTAAAAAAACAAAATGGTGCTTTTGATTTAGTACCATGTGACAACATTATATATGTTGACGGAACAGAAGGTGCTGCTGAAAGTGGCGCTGGTGCATTAGATGGAAATTCTCCATTTGTGCAGTTAGTTTATGGTATGCCTATAAACTCTTCTGATGGTTTAGATTTAGTTGCTACTAAGGTTATTCTTGGTAGTAACAATCAAGACGTTGCTACTACTACTGCAGCTACTACAATGCAAAATGCGGTTAACGATGCTATCGTTATAGCTGCTCAAGCTGAAGGTAAAGTTGTTGAAGTAGATTTTGGTGGTTTACTTTCAGACGCTGGGTATGTACCTATCGTTGCTAATGAAACTTTTGTAGCAAGTGCTGGTCCTACAGACTACGCTTTTACCTAAGTAAAAAATAATAAGATCCCGCTTCGGCGGGGTCTTTTTAATTATTATATTATATTATATTATGGAAAAAACAAAGAAAGCTCCTGCTCCCAAGCAAGAGATTAAAAAAGATACTTGGGAATATAAAGATAGAAACTATTATCTACTTAGAAACAAAATGCCTTTAACACATACTTTGCCATCTAGACATTCTCAAAAATACCCTTTGGTATGGTTTGACAAAAAACAAGGTTTTGAAAGAGAACTTAGATATGCTACTAATCATAAAAGCATATTTGTAGATGAACAAAAAGGCGCAGTAACATTAAAGCATATTGTTTTTGAAAAAGGACATTTAATGGTCCCAAAAGAAAAAAGAAATTTACAAGAGTTTTTACTTCATCACCCTCACAAAGGAATGATATTTGAAGAACACGATAATGTAAAAGTTGCTGAAAGCCATCATGACTATTTAGAGATGGAATTAGCAGCTATGAATATGGCTTATGAAACAGATGTAGATCAAGCTGAAGCTATACTAAGAGTTGAGCAAGGTTCTAGTGTTAGAGACTTAAGTTCTAAAGAAATAAAAAGAGATTTATTATTGTTTGCTAAAAACAATCCTCAATTATTTATAGATTTAGCTCAAGATGAAAATGTAGTGTTAAGAAACTTTGCTATTGTTGCTACAGAAAGAAACATTATATCTTTAGCTAGCGATCAAAGAACATTTACATGGGCTTCTAATGGTCGTAAATTAATGACAGTACCTTTTGACGAAAGCCCTTACTCAGCTATGGCTGCTTGGTTTAAAACAGATGAAGGACTTCAAGTTTACAAGTCTATAGAGAAAAAACTTAAATAACAAGTGATTATAAATAGGGTGGTTAATGCCACCCTTTTTTAAAAATATTAAAATGGCAATAAACGTAAACACGGTATATACAACAGTATTAAGCATTATCAATAAAGAACAGCGTGGCTATTTAACTCCAGATGAGTTTAATAAATTAGCTACTCAAGTTCAATTAGAAATATTTGAGAAGTTTTTTGAAGACTATAACCAGTTTTTACGCATGCCTAAAACAGATGAAGAATTTGCATCTAGAGTAGATCATGTATTAGAAGAATTTCAAGTGTTTGAACAAACAAACCCTGCATCTGCAAATAATAACAATGTTTATACTCAACCTACAGACCTTCATAGATTTGGATCTGTTACATACACCAAAGCTGTAGGTCAACCACCTATACAAATATTAACTTCAAGAGAATATAGAGAGCAAGTTCTTTCTCCACTGCTACAACCAAGTACAACTTTTCCAGTAGCAAAATATCAACAAAACAAAATTACAGTATTTCCTCCACTGAGTGGACCAGCAGAAGATGATGTTAGTTTTAATTATATTAGAAAACCTAAAGATGTTAGATGGGGCTATACAGTTGGTAATTTAGGCCAATATATATATGATAGCACTGATTTTAACACTACTTCTTTAGCTATTGGAGATGTAACTGCTCAGACAGACTTTGGTAGCGCTACTGCAACGGCTGGAACATATAGTGCTGCTCAAGGATCTGGACAAGGTAATGTTGCATATACACCTGTAACTGGACCTGGTGGAACAGGCGCCGCATTTACAGTAAATATAGTAGGAACAGGAACTGTTAGTTTGTCATCTACTACTACTAGCGTATCAGTTACTTCTGTAGGAAGTGGCTATCAAGTTGGGGATAAATTTACTTTCAATACAAATAGTTTTATAACTGGTCTAAATACTACTGTGGTTGTTTTGTTAACTTCAATAAATTTTATGAATAATACTGGACAAGGTAGTATACAATTTGAAATTAGCGAAAGTCAACAAGTAGATGCTGTATTAGGTATTTTAAAATATGCAGGTATAATTATAAAAGATACACAAATAATTCAAGCGGCTAGCGGTTTACAAACTTTAGACGAGCAAAATTCAAAAAAATAAAACATGGGTTTAATAGATCAAACATCTTCACAATATTATAGTGGTCAAGTAGTTTATACACCTACTGGCAATGTAGCTAACGCGGTTATTTGGCCTGATACTATGACACCATTAATTTGGAATACAAGCGCTACTCCAACTTCTTTTGATAATTTCAAAATATACGTAGACAATGTAGAGCAAACACCTACTACATCTCCATATTTTTTAACTCATGAATTAGTTACTACTATTACTAATGGTGTTCAAACTCAAACTTTAACTATAACATCTCAGCCAAATCCTGTTGGTGGTGTAACAACTCCAATACCTAATAGCTCTTTAATAACTGTAAGATTAAAAAGTCAGTCATTATGGGATAACTATAAAGAATATGAATATATAACTTTAAAAGATATTGTTAATAATTTTATGGTAGCTTATGTAGGTACTGACAAAGTTATAAGTAGAGTTAAAAGATCTGATGTTATATTTCACGCAAAAAGAGGGTTACAAGAGTTTAGTTATGACACTTTGAAAAGTGTTAAAACACAAGAGCTTACAGTTCCAGCTAACTTATCTATAGTTCTTCCACAAGACTATGTTAATTATGTGCAACTATCTTGGATAGATTCTTTAGGTGTTAAGCATATAATATATCCTACTGACTTAACTATAAACCCAACTTTTTTACCAATACAAGATGCTGACGGTATACCTACTCAGGACATATATGGAAATCCTTTACAAGCTAATCAGTCATTAGTTAATCAAAGATGGAGAGATGCTAATGATCGTTTAATAAATGGTAATATAACTAGTAATGAAGTTAACAATGGTTCAAACGTTTATGATTGGGCTTGGTGGAAGATGGCTTACGGTCAAAGATATGGATTAAACCCTGTTACTTCTCAAAAAAATGGATGGTTCACAATAGATCAAAGAAGAGGTGTTTTTGCTTTTAGTGGAGATTTAAACGGTAAATTAATTACTTTAGAATATATATCAGACGGCTTAGCTTATGATGTTGATTCTAAGGTGCCTAAGATGGCCGAGGATGCATTATATTCATACATGGTATATAATATAATAGCTTACAGACCTAAAACTCCAGAATACATAGTTCAAAGATTTAAAAAAGAAAAATCAGCTAAACTTAGAAATGCTAAAATAAGATTAAGTAATATAAAAATAGGTGAGTTTACTCAAGTTATGAGAGGTAAGTCTAAATGGATTAAACACTAAATTAAATGGCAAAAGTACAAAACACTTTTATTAAGTCTAAAATGAACAAAGACTTAGATGATAGAATATTGTCTAAAGGAGAATATAGAGATGCTCAAAATATCAACGTTAGTAAGTCAGAAGGATCTGACGTTGGAGCAATGGAAAATGTTTTAGGAAATAAAATACTTAATAATTTTGCTGTTGAGAACTTAGCTCAAGTAGATGGTGCTGTTATAATTGGCTCTTTCATGGATTATACAAACGAAAGAATATTTGTCTTTATAACAAACTACACAGACGTTAATGGAAATACCGTCAATGTTAATTACGCTCCGTCTGGGGCTTATTGTTCTATAGCTGTATATGATTTAAATAATAATCAGTCTTCAAATTTAGTTAAAGGTAATTTTTTAAATTTCTCTACTACTAATCCTATTCTTGATATAAACCTAATAGAAGATCTTTTATTTTTTACAGACGATCGTAATCAACCTAGAAAAATAAACGTTAATCTAGCCTTGAGTGCTAACGCTGATAGTAATTCACCTCACTATTTTAATGAAGATCAAATATCTTTAGCAAAGTATTATCCTTATAAAACACCTATATTATTTGATAATATAACAGTTTTAAATTTTGATGCATCAAACGCTGATGCAACTATAGGTGGTGGGGCTGCTAAAAATGACGGTGGTAGTTCTAACGGTGATATTAGTATTAAAGTGAATACTACTAATGGCAATATTTTTGCAGGTATGGCAATATCAGGAGGTAATATACCTTCTAATACAACCATAATTAGCTACGATGGCTCGACTATAGTTTTAAGCAGCGCTTTAACAGGTGCCGATGCTACCGGCACAAATTACACTATAACGTGGAAATTAACAAGTTCTGCATCACTTATAAAAGCTGGTATGTATTTGGTTTTAGATTCATCAGTTCAAACGCAAAGCCAAAATATACAAATATCTTATATAGTAAACGATACTACTGTTAATTTATCTTCAACTGTAGCTAGTACTTTTAGTAGTCAAACAGTAAAAATATATTATCCAACATCATATACTAAAAACAAAAAGTATTTAACACCTTCTATGGCTGGTCATATAGCTAGTTCAACTGGTGTTATTCCTTATCCTCAACAACTGAATAATACATTTGATGCTTATTTTAATGGTGTACCTAGAGTAGGTATGTTGATTAGCTGTAACGTTGGCGGTAGCACCGCTTCAGGTTTAGACGGTGTTTTAGCAGACGACACTTTAGTATCTGCAGTTGCTACTTCACCAGCACCTTTTACAGGGGCTTATCGTATTACAACTTCTAAAACCTTTAACAAAGATGATTTAAGACCTTTTAACAAGATATTACTTTCAGATCCAAATCCTTACTACGACTTAAATTGGCCTGGTGATCCTGATTATTTAGAAGAAAAATTTGTAAGATTTAGTTATAGATTTAAGTACGAAGATGGTGAATACTCTTTAATAGCTCCATTTACACAACCTTGTTTCATACCTAAACAAGATGGTTATTTAACAACTGGGCTAGGTAACAAAAGAGTTGTTCGTAAAAAAGATGCAGGTGATAGTGATTATCAAAACGGAGATAAACGTTATGACATTTTTCAATTTAGCGATTTTGCTTCTCAAGAAGAAGCAATAGGAACATCTACTATTGTAAGTTTTTTTGAAAATAGAGTACAAGAAGTAGATATACAAGTACCATGTGACTATGTAATTAATCAACTTTACTCTGAATTAAAAGTAATTGAAATAGATATATTATACAAAGAGTCTGATGGATTACAAGTTAAAGTTTTAGACACGTTTGCTAACACAGATGAAATAATAAGTTCTAATAGTACTAACTTATTAACTTATAATTATCAATCAAGAAAGCCTTTTAGAAACTTAACTGATGCTGAGGTTGTTAGGGTTTACGATAAAGTTCCAGTAAGAGCTAAGACACAATCTGTAACAGGTAATAGAGTAGTTTTTGGTAACTTTTATGATAAGCCAACTCCTCCTTTAACTCTTAACTATGCTGTAAGTGTATCTGAAAAATTTAGAATAGACTCTACAAACGGTACTAATAATGGGTTCTCAAACATATCTGCAGCTTTAGCATATCCTAATCATAGTGTAAAACAAAATAGAACTTATCAAGTAGGCGTTGTTCTTCAAGATAAGTATGGTAGATCATCTGATGTAGTTTTATCTTCACTAGGTGATGAAACAATACAATTTCCTGCTGGATCAGGAGGTGCTATATTTTCAGGTTCAACTATATTTCATAATTATAGATTGTCTTCAGAAAATATTTATAACTGGTTTGGAGATAGTATAAAAATGCTTTGGCAAAATCCTATACCTGAAACTGTTTCATATGCTAGCGGCTACCCAGGTTTATATAGAAGCGGCTTAGTAAAAGCAACAGTTAACCAAGGCGCTTCTAACAATATATTTACTTTAGTAACTTGGGATAACAATATAATAGTTGGTAGCATAGTTAAAGGTGCTGATAGCCAAGGTAATAGTTTTTCAGTATCTATAATAGCTCTTGATAGCGTTGCTAACCCTAAAACAATAACACTTAGTAAAGATGTAGTAATTAGTGCTAATACTGCAATAGAGATAATAGGTAATGCTAATCCTTTAGGTTGGTACAGCTATAAGATAGTAGTAAAAGCATCTGAAGAAGATTATTATAACGCTTATTTACCTAATGCTCTAGCGGGATCTACTCAATACAGTATTGGAGCTGCCTCTAATTTAAGTCATATAACACTATTAGCAGACAACATAAATAAAATACCTTCTGATGTTACTAGCGCTACACCTGAGCAAACTCAGTTTAGAACTAGTGATGAGGTTTTATTTCCAAGAGTAGCTCAACAAAATTGGACTAATCAAACAAGACAGATAAATGTTTCAGCAGGTGAAAACATAACAAGAAGTAAATTTTTTACAGTAGAATCTATAGGTAAAGTATCAGATTTAGGTATAAATACAAACAGCGGTGTCGGAGCTGATGGCGCTGCGATAAAAGCTGCTGGTATATTTGATGCTTCTAGTAATCCAACTGTAGCTAAACTTAATACTTATGGCACTACTTTTGGCGGATTTTTTAATAATCCTGCTAACAATCCAGTATTTGTTCCTGATTTAACTGGAGCTGACTGGGCTTCAACTGGTGTTAATTTTTATCAAGTAGATGTTACTTTTGGAAATGCACAAAGTGGAAGCTCAGGCACTAACAGAGGTGTTCCATTGCAAGGTAATTTATATCCAAAACCAGACATAGAGTGGGTAAACGAATCAGCAAGTGGTTTTGTAGGTAAAATTTCAGGAGCATCAAGTAGTGGTTGGGGATATTGGAGTAATAATTCTAGTGTTTCTCCCGCTGCTAATTCTGTTGGTACAACAACAGATGGTGCTGGAACTGGCATGAGAGTTAGATTAATGTCAGTAGGTCCAGACGCGAACGGTGGTTTTAGTTCTCCTTATGAATATGCTGCTCCATCTACTTTGTATGTTAGAGTTCAAGTAAGAGGAACTGGTTATAAAGCAGGTGACACAATAACAATACCAGCATCTACTAGTGGAACTGGCACATCTTGGACTGATCCTTTAAAGTTTAAGTTGCAAGAAGCTCACTTAGCCACACCAGAGTCTTCTGAAGCTGTAGCTGGCCAGCCTATAAGTGTTATAGAAATTAAACCAGCTACTTCTAATTTAGATATATATTGGGAGACTTCTACATCAGGTTTAATTAGAGATTTAAATGACACTATAAACTCAGCCGCAGCTTTATCAGCACCTACTGAATTACTTTTTACTCAGTTAGGAATAGGCAAAGGAGCTGTAAATTTTCCAGAAACAGTTCAACCATTTACTTTTATATCTCAATTTACATGTTTAAATGGTGTTAACGGCGCTTTAGGTAATGTTGTTTTTAATTTAGATAAAGTTGAAAATGCTGCAGGCACGATAGTGTCTGGAGACTTTGGTTTAACTAACAATCCAACAGGAACTGGAAATATATATAACAACAATGCTAGTTTTTTCCAAAATAATAATAATCTAAACACGTTTACATTCTTTGTTACAGCTACTAATATAAGTCTTGGTATATCTTATTCAAACACATTTAACTTTACAGGCAGTATTATAAACGCAACGCCTACAATAGTTAGACTTGATGGTTCAGCAATTACATCTTCTGATTTAAGTGCAAGTTCACAAGGTAGCTTTATTGAAATAACATTGTATGCTAGAAATGGCGCTTATGACACGGTGGCTGATCAACAAAATTCATGGAACTTAGGAGCAGAACCTAGTGGTGGAACTTGGTCTTTAAGAGAAGGTGTTGGTGGAACTTCTACAGCAACAGTTGGAGGAGCATCAGGTTTAATGCTTAGTAGGCAAAGAATAAGATTTGTACCACCAGGTTATAGCGGAACTTTTACAAATACTATATCAGTAACAGACGGCTCTGGAAATGGTTTAACTAGTACTGTAAGAACAATGACGGTAGTTGTTGCATACCCAAGTGGTAATAATCCAGGAGGTTAATAGTATAAAAAACAAGTGATAATATTAATATGGCAACAGTTATAGAAATAGATTGGTTTAACACGTATTTATTAAAAAAAGGCGTAGATGATAATTTTGCATCAGATTTGACAACACCACAATCTTTGCCTAATTCAACAAATGTACCTGGCGGTATGTTAATACCAGCTGATGGTTACCCATTAGCCCCTGGTGTAGCTTACCCTGGTACTATAACTAACTCTGATTTTAATTATTACGTTGAAGAATCTAGAATAAGAGGTGGTTACAATAACAAAGCTACTGATAAAGGTGTAAAAGCCTATATAAATGAACCACAACCTCAGCAGCAACACAGATTTAATTCATTAATATATTCAGGTGTTTATAACTCAAGAACAGGTGTTAATGACACAAATGTATTTTCTGTAGCTGAAGATTTAGTTAGATCAGCAGATCCTCAAAACGGTTCTATACAGAGAATATATGCTGAAGATACTAACTTAATAGTATTTCAAGAAGACAAAGTAAGTAGAGCGTTAATAGATAAAGATACTATATATACAACCGAGGGTGGTACCCAGACTCAAGCTGGTCAAAGAATTTTAGGTCAAATAGTTCCTTATAAAGGAGAATACGGTATAAGCAAAAATCCAGAAAGTTTTGCAGTTTACGGTTATAGAAAATATTTTGCAGACAAGGATAGAAATGCTATAATGAGACTCTCAAACGACGGTTTAACTGAAATAAGTGCTTATGGTATGACAGATTACTTTAGAGATCAACTAGCTTTAATGTCATCTGAAAATAGAAACTTCGTTGTTGAAGGCTCTTTAAAGAGCGCTACTGTTGCGGCTAATGTAACTATAATAATGTCTAATGCTTCATTAACATCTTCTTTTGAATCTACATCAATCACACCTGGTATGATAGTTTCTTTTTGTCCAGATATTACTGTTGCTAATCCTGTATTTCAAAATTTACCAGGTTACGTTACGCAAGTTAGTGATATAAATGTTACTACTTCTACTGTTTATATGTCTTCTCCTCTTGGGGTGTCTCAAGCTGCTGGTTCCAATGTTAAGTTTAGGTTTTCATATCCATACAGAACTAGAGTTGTTGGAGGTTGGGATATACATAATAAAAACTATTTAGTATCAATGCAAGATACGCCTACTCAAATTGATACATACAATAAGAATACTTATAGAACTTTAACTTTTGATGAGAGTATAAAAGGTTGGGTAAGTTTTAAAACTTTTAAACCAGCAATGATGAATAGTTTAAAGAATAATTTTTATTCTTTTACAAACGCGGACTTATATGAACATTATGATGAAACTACTTCAAACAATAGGGGTCTATATTATGGTGTAAGAGAACCTTCTAATGTTACTTTTGTTTTTAATCCTTCACCTTCTACAGTTAAGGTGTTTAAAACAATAGATTATGAAGGTAGCAGTGGCTGGGAAGTAACATCATTTGTTTCTAGCTTTACAGAGCCTAACTTAAACATAAACACAGGTTTATACTCTAACGATCAAGATACATCTTCTTTTATATACAGTTACGATGAAGGTCTTTATACTGACTTAATTACTGGTCAACCTCAAAGAGCTGGTTTTGATAGAAAAGAAGATAGATATGTAGCTAATATAGTTAATAGTTCTACGGTAACTCCAGGTGAAGTTAGGTTTGGCGCAGATATGACAGGTATAAAAGGTTATTTTGCAACTGTAACTGTAGAAACAGATAATAGTACTGAACTAGGAGGTGTAAAAGAATTATGGGCTACTGGATCTGAGTACATAGTATCTTCGACTTAAATATAATTAAATGAATAAAAAAACAAGTGATAATCTTACTGACATTATTTCACTAGCAAGTAAATTTGAAATTGATAAAATAGGATTTAGAGAAAAAATAACTGAGTTTCAAAACAATATAAGAGATTTTGAAGGCTCTGTAGTTAGAAAGTCTTACAAAGAAAATGATGAATTAGATACTTTCAATGGTGGAAAACTAGAGCATGATTTTGGTGAAGGTACTTATATTAGAAAAATAACAATGCCTAAAGGTATGATATATCTTAGTGCTATACATTTAGTAAGACATCCTTATTTTGTTATGTCAGGTGAATGCACCGTAGTTTCAGACAAAGGTTTAACTAAAATAAAAGCTCCTCATCATGGTATGACAGAGCCAGGAACACAAAGAATTTTATACATTGATGAAGAATGTGTATGGGTAACAGTACATCCAACTGACAAAACAAACGTTGAAGATGTTATTAAAGATGTTACTAGTGAAAATTATAATCATCCAAAACTAGAAATATGATATTAGAAATAGTTTATATGCAGGCCACTGTAGGTGTCGCGGCAATTGTAGCAGGGGCCACAGCTTTAGTAGCTGGTGGTGTGTCTGCTGGAATAAATAATAAAAAAAAGAAAGACGCAGCTGAGGAGTCTGCAGAGCGAGAAGCTGAAGCTAAAATGATGAGAGCTAATAGACAGCCAGTTTTAAATCAAGCTGATGATATTAGAGCTTTAGCTGCTCAAGTAAGTAACCCTTACGAAAACCTAGCAGTATCAACAGCAGCTGCAGAGTTTGAAGCCGAGCAAACAGATATGGCTTTAGCAAACACTTTAGATGCTATGACATCATCCGGTGCTTCTGCTGGTGGTGCAACTGCATTAGCTAGAGCTGCCTTACAAAGTAAAAAAGGTATTGCTTCTAGTATAGAAAAACAAGAAGTCGCTAATGCTAAGCAAAAAGCTCAAGGCGAAGCAGACGCTAATAAACAAAGAATAGCAATACAACAAGCTGCTTTTGCTGAAGAAGGAAACGCGTATAGCAGACAAGAAGATAGAACAACTGCTGACTTAGCTAGAGTAGAAGAAAAAGAAGATTTTTATAAACAACAAGAAATAGCTTACGGAGATGCTGCTACTGAAGCGTTAGTAGGTGGAATAACTAATGCTGGTATGGCAATTGCTGGTAGTGATATTAGATTAAAAGAAAATATAGAACTAGTAGGTAAATCTGGTAGCGGTTTAAATATATATACTTTTGAATATATAAATAAATTTAAATATGGACACGGCAAGTTTAAAGGAGTTATGTCTTTTGATCCTATGCTTCCTAAAACTTCTGTATGGAAAGATAAGTCTGGATATGAATTAGTTGATTATTCTGAAATTGACGTTAACCTAGAACTAATATAAAATGGCATTAACCTACATAACTAAAGCAGCTGAGATGGCTGCAAGACAAAATCAGTCAACAGCATCACAGATAAATAACGTGCTTCAAAAGCTTGCTAAAGAGCAAGAAGTAAAAAACAGAAAAGCTGAAGAAATAGTTAGAAAAGGTCAACAATATACTGATGATTTTTATAAACTATATGGAGATCAAACAAAGTCAGGTACTGAAGCTTGGAATAGTGGTGCTAGCTTGTTAGTCGGTAAACTAGCTAGTGAGCAAGAAGAGCTATATACTAAAGCTTTTAGTTCTAATGGAACTGCAGAAGATAAACACAACTGGAGACTTAGACAAATAAGAGACAAACAAATATTATCACAAGTAGGAGCATGGGCAACTATAAGTAATAGCAACGCCACAGCAATGCAAGAGAACCAATCTGCTCATGAGCAAGATATAGACTTGGGTAGAATGACAAGAAGCAACGATACAGATAAATATTCTTTTTCTCAAAACATGCAGAACGATCAGTATAGTCAGTATAACTTTTCTATAGATGAAAAAGGTAATGTATTATTAAATGCACAAAATGTTGATGCTGATGGTAATATTTTAGCTAGTGACAATAGAAATTTAAGTGCAGATGTAGCAGACAACAAAGCTGGTAATGAGTGGTATAGTCAAATTAAAAAAGAGGATTTATTAGAAAACAAATTAAATCCTAATTGGACTGATAAAAATACTGGATATAATACTTATTTTAAAAAGAAAACTGAAACTAATAGAACTTATAATGCTACAACTGGTAAATGGAAAACTGTAACAAAAGAAGTTTACGATAGAGACGAAGTTAAAGACGCTTTAATGAATACATATTCTAATAGATTAGACTCTGAAATAAAAGGTCCTGGATTTGAAAAAACATGGGATCAACTTTGGAGAGGTGGTTATTTAAAAAGCGATGAAGGTGAAAGTAGTCCTGCTGCGGAGATGTCTTGGGGTGAGTTTAAAAAAATTAAATCAATGACATTTGATCAATTTAGTGAATCATATGGTGATCTAACTGGAGATGGTGTTGTAAATGACGATGATAAACAGTTTTTACAAAAGGAAGTAATGTCTACAGCTAGAGAAGGTTTGGCTAACTACTACTCAGGCACTATGGTACCTGCTGAAGATCAAATAACAAATATTACTAGAGCTGATGCAGGCACAACTAAACCTGGAACAGGTTCGTCAATAAGTGATGCTGATAGAAGAAAATATGAAGCTGAGAAAAGATATTATAATGCTGTTAGTGATAACTCTCCTACGATAATTAAAAATTATCCACTTACATACGATGATAAAACTGGCGAGGTAAATAATAAACAGTACTTTAACAGACTTGATGCTATTACTGAAGAAATGAATAGTAATATACCTCAAAAAGATCTAGGTAAAGGTTATAATTACATAAACGGATATGACGCCACGTTGTTACTAGATAAAAACGGTCAAGATCAAGCAAAACCTCCTTTAAAAAGTGAAGCTATTTACAGGTTAGTTCCTTATAGAGGCAAAACAAAAGAAGATCCAGAAATTGTATACAAGCCTGTTATAATAATGACAAAAGAGTATGTAATGACTGATAATCCAGATGTACTTACAGAAAGAGTTGCTAGTGCTATAGGAATAGATGATGAAGCTCAAAACTACCTTAAAACTCAAACAGTAAACAATTCTTTTGCAAAATAATAATATATGAATAAAATTTATATTGTAGACGGAGTAAGATACAATGTGGCTCCTAATAGAGAAGAAGAGTTTCTTGAAAAATTTCCCACTGCTACTTTAGGAGAACAAGTGGAAGAGCAAGAGACCGCAGAGGAAACCGCAATTAATCTAGCGCAAGAAGACGAAGCTGTTTTAGAATCTATGGACACAGACTTAACTGCGGAAAACGTTTTGTCAGATTATGATACAGAAATTAAAAACATTAATTTAAGTTATGATGAGCAAATAAGTAATTTAGATGTAACTGAATCTGATAAAGAACTGTATAGTAGTTATGTTGTAGATGAAAATGTAGTTGATACTAAAACAAAACAACTTAACGAGCAAAGATTAAAAGATCTAGCTTTAGCAGAGCAAAAAAGAAATGATAGACAGCTATTAGCTAATAGTAAAAATCCTGAAACATCTAGCGGTAGAGGTATACACGACTGGTTAGACAATGAAAGTACTACAGAGACTTTTTCTCAATATGAGAAAATGAATGGAGGAGATTATGGTGCTACAGTAGATGCTTTGAAAACTATGTACCCTGATTATGGTTTTGAAATAGCAGATGAAAATAAATTTTTTGGTTTTGACATTGGAGGAGGAACAAACGTAGGTATAACAATGACAGCTCCTAACGGAGAAACTACATTTATAAGTGATGTAAAAGACGGTGTAGATGGCGATATTGGATCTGGATCTGTTACTAAGATGAAGAGTGATATTATAAAATTTGTAGATACTAACGGTTATGATGCAAAACTATATGATGAAACAGATAAAAAAATATCAGAGGAAACCAAAAGAATAAATAGCATTGTAAACGTTACAGATGCTGAGGCTGCTGAAATAGAAAAAGAATCTGAACGTATAGATTTATTTGAACCTTACACTGAAGACGTAGCAATATATGGAGGAGGTCCAACAGCTATGGGTGATTTTATGGTTCAGCAAACTAAACAAGTTGTTGTAAATCCATACGAAAAAGAATTAAATGCCGCTGAGAAAATGCTCAATGACGCTAGAGCAGTAGAAAATAAAAAAAGATCTATAGACGATCAACTGCCAGCTGCTACTGAAGCTGAAATAAAAGATGCTGCTAGAAAAATAATATACAATAAAAAATACAACAAACTTCAAGATGATAAGTGGACTGATTACTTAGAAGCTAATGATGATGAAATGCAAGGTATTCTTAAAGCTTATAAGGCTGTTGAAGAAGATCGATCATTTAAAAAAGCCGCTGGACTACAAAAGCTTCAAGAAGTAGAATTAGCAGATTATAATTCGTCAGCTTCAGAAGGTGATAGAGTTATAGTAGAAGACTTTGAAAAAATATATTTAGATAATAGTAAGCAATTTATAATTGAAGAAGGTCAAGAAGCTATAAAACTTAGAAATGGTAAAACTGTTTCTAAAGAAGCTTTTGATAAATACCTTACATCATCTAAGAATTTAAGAGATAAGTATGCTAGACTGCAAGATAGACAATCTAGAATTGATGCTGAAACAGACAACTTAAAAAACATAGACGCACAGTTTGATTTACTACGTAGAGATTATAATAGTTGGAGTAAGTTTCAATATAATGTAGGTTCAGGATTTGCATCTATAGGGGCTGGTTTAGCTTATGGAGTAGGTAAAGTTATTCAAGGTGGAACTTATTTAGCTGAAGAAATATCAGGTGATAAAACTTTAGAAGAAGAAAATATTGTATCTAAATCAATTGGTGGTTTATTAGATGAAACAGCTACTAGATTTACTGACTGGAAGAACATGAGCAGAGATCAGTATGCTAAAGACGTAAGTTTTGATCGTGCTTTTACAAGTGGACCAGCTGCTTTTGGTAGGTTTATGACTCAAGAAATGGGGCAACAATTACCTATACTTGCTACTATAATAGCTTCAGGTGGTACCGCATCACCATATATAATAGGTGCTTATGCTGCTGGAGAGAAGTATATGGAAATGGATCAAGAAGATTTAAGATCTGGTTTTGAAAGAAATGAACTTGTTAAGTTTGGTGTATCGGCAGGTTATGGTGCTGCAGAAGCAGTGTTTGAAGCATTGACTACAGTTCAAATACTTAAGCGTGGTAAAAGCTATTTAAGTGCTGCGGGTGGTGAAAGCTTGTTAAACTTTAATCAAGCAATAAAACAAACTTGGAAAGAGCAAGGTAAAAGAATTTTAATACAAGATCCTTTATCAGAAGCTGTAGGTGAAGGATTAACTCAGATGACTCAAAACATGTTAGACGGCGTAGGCTTGCTAGACAATGTTGATCACGCTATGTTTTCTGGTGGTATGTTCGGTTTTGGTATGTCAGTATCTCCAGTAATGTATGGTATGGCTTTACAAAAGTTTAGTGATCCTAAAAAATATGATGAGTATAATAATGTTATAAAAGATGTTTCTAGTATAAACAAGCTTCTTAAAAACGATTTAATAAGTGAATCTTCTAAAGAAATACTTAGAAAAAAGAAAGCAGATTTAGAAGCAAAGTCTCAAGACATATTGAAAGGTATGGTTAGTGAGATGGAAAATAACATGGGTAAAGATGGGTGGAAAAGATTTAATAGAGCTACTCAAGAACAAGAGGCTTTAAAAAAGCAAGCACAAGACATTTATAATGATCCAGGACTTAGCAAAGATAAGAAACAAGAATTATTAAATGACTTAAAAGAAAAGTTTGATGCTACACAATATGCAAGAGATCTTTTTAGAAACAATAAAGCTTTTAAAAATACTTTTAAATTACTAGAGCAAACAGATCCTGATAGATATAATTCTATAATGGCTGATGCTAAAGAGAAGATAAGGATAAAGAAAAATGAAAATCCAGATTTTACTCCAGAAATTAAAGAAGTTCAAGATGTTGCTTATGATATTTACACAGAACAAGTTATACTAGATAAAGTAGCTTCTGCTCAGAATAGTTATGGTGTTGATATACGAATTGCTAAAACAAACGCTGAGGCAATTGATCTAGTTAAAAACGCTGAAAACCTATCAGAACAAGATAAAGCTGCTCAAATACAAGCTATAAAAGATGGAACACTAAACGGTTTAGATAATATAAACGGCCAGCAATTTGTTATATTAGAAAACTCTGTTAAAAATGATAGAACTTCTATAGGCATACATGAACCTGGCCATGCTGTATTTAAGGAAATATTGCAAACTGGAGATGGAGATTTTAGTCAATTAGCACAAGCTATATCAGATTATCTAGGAAAAGAAGATATTGATATGCTAAATGTTATAAGACAAAAAATGAGTGTCGGTGCAACTACTAAAATTCAAGCAGAAGAGTTTGTAATAGAATTTTTAGAACAGGTAGATCAAGGTAATATAGATTTTAACCAAAAGAAAAATAAAAAGCTAGCTAGTTTATTTGGTTTTATGTCTAATAATACTACAAAAGAAAAAGGTTTTGAAGTTAATTTTAAAGGAGAAACTGACGCTGTTTCGTTTTTAGTTGGCTTAGCTAAGAAAATAGGTACTGGTACTTTAACAGAGCAAGACATTGCAGATGCTAGATCTTCAGAAGCTTTAGCGCCAACAGTATTGTCTACTATTAATAGTATAGTAAGTAAAGGTCCAAAAAAACAAAAGCCAAAAACCTCTAAAGAACAAGAAGATAGAAATATAAAATATAGAGATATATTTGATAAGACATTTAGAACAATGACTAGAGACGACTACGAAAAATACATGTTAGTCGATGGTGTTAAGTTAAGAGATGGAGGTACTTTAACTCCTGAAGGCGCACAGTTGTTTGAAGATATTAGTAGAGACTGGATAGATCAGGTGATGCAATTATCAGGCTTCGATCCAGAATTAGCAATGACTACTATAACAGGTCCTTTTTTAAATCACTTGCTAGCAATGAATCCTGAAACTCAATTAACTGCTAAAAATCCTATAGCTGCTTACATGGGTAACTATGCGCCATTTAAAGTTGGTGATGCTAGAAAACAAATGGCTAAAGGTGCTGCTCCAAAAAATACAGTAGACATAGATGCTCAAGTAGAAGGTAGAAGACAGTTTGATCCAGTAGCGGCAGAGGAAGTTAACATACCAGAAGAATTAAACTTTACTAGAGAATCAGGCGTTTTACCAGGCTCTGATATGTACAATGCTATACTTAGAGCTAACGAGCTAGTATTAGGTACTAAATTGCCAAAGCTAGAGTATGTTAGAAAAAAGAAAGGCCAAGCAGATGTTTTAGTTAGTTTAAAAGACGTTAGAGCTATATTAAAAAACAAAGACTCAATAAGTAGAAAAGAGTTTCAACAAGCTGAATTAGATTATACAAGAATAATAAAAGATTTTAGAAATAATATAGCTGCTCAGTATGAGTCTATACTTTATGATAATATAAAAGAATCACTAGGTAAAGGAAAACCTGGTTATGATCAAAGATTATTAGATCTTAGAAACGCTATAGTAAATAAACTTTCTATAGCTGATTTAGTAGCCATGGAAAGATTATCTAAAGATAAAATATTTACTTCATTAGATCGTAAAAATTTAAGTCCAGAAGATATAAAAAGATATGAAGGCACAGGTAGATTAGTATATTCTAATCCAAAGTCAGGACCTAATCTTTACTCAAGATTAATGCCTAGTGATCAAGCTTTTTTAGACTTCTTTAAGAAAAGAGGTAGAGACGAAGCATTAATTAAAAACTTAGCTAAGACATACGGTTTTGATGGTACTATGCAGGTAATGACAGAGCAAGATACTATAGATAAAATTACTAATAGAAACCCTGAGTTAAATTATCTAGTAGCTGATGATGTTGTGCAAGTAATGGCTTCTGCTATAGATAGAGGTGTTCAGTCTAAGTTATCTAAAGAAGTAGAGAGACAGTTTTCTGAAATGAAAAATCCAACAGCTAACAACTTTGGAATATATATGGAAGACAAAGACAAGTTGATTAAACTATTGCTTGATACCGGTTACAACGTTGGATTTGCTAAAGATATTAAAGAAACTAAAAAACAAGTTAGAAGTATTATAGAAGGTATATATAGTGATAATCTAAGTAGACCTGAAATAACTAAGTTAGTAGACTTATACACTCCATTAATAAACAAGTTTGGAAAACAAGTAGTAGAATACGAAGGCATAACTGATTTTCCTTTAAAGTCTTATATAGATGGAAGTTTAAATGCTGATGAAAGTACTACTTTAAATAAGTTCTGGAATTTAAAAGATGCAGATGGAAACAGCATTAGTGTTGGTAATTTATTTACTCCTGAAGGTAGACAAAGGCAAAAAGCTTTTATAAACGTATCTATACCTAAATTAGTAAATGCTTATGCTAAGCAAGGTAAAAGCAAACTAGATTTAGCTGCTGATTTTATATTGTTTAAAGGAGGTTTTGAAGACGGTGGATTAAAAAGAAATATGACTTATGGCAATGAGTCTGGCAATGGTGGACATGTTGAAGTTTTTAATAAAGAGCTTATTGAAAACAATTTTGATATTGTAGATTATAAATTCAAAACAAATAAGTCTGGAGTAACTACTTTAGAGTTTAAAATGAAAGATGGAACTACTAGGGAAGTTCTATCACCTAAAAGATATGCACAGAAAACTACTATGGACATGGTTACAAATAACATGTCTCAGAAAGAAGTAGATGGTAGAAATGATTATTCTGATAGAGCTTGGAATTTTATTACAACTTACTACAAGACTGTAGATAAAATGTTAAAAGACAAAACTGCAACTAAAGAAAATGCAGCTATGTTAATGAAAGGCTTTAATGATAACATGAAAGGGCCTATGAGAGCTGCTGGTAGATTAACTTATGTGCCAACAAACATAGATACTAAAGGTTACAATAATAATAACGTAGGTAAGTTATTTGAGTATGAGCATGGCATACCTTCATCTGTGATGAACTTAATGATAGCTGATGCTGTATTTGGCAAAAACAAAGAGATTAGCTTAAGCAAATTAAAAGACAGTTATCAAGTGGGTGTTATATCAAAAGGTTTTGATGACAACTTTGGTAACTTTTTTAAAGCATCTATGCCATTAACTTATCAATATGGTGATACTCCACTCACTAGATGGTTTAATGAGTTTACTATTGGTGGTGAAGTTACAGAGTTGTTTAATATACAAACAGGTAAAATAGTTAAAGAGTCTGTAGGTCCTGCTAAATTATGGAATAGTATACAGCAAGCTAAACAAGCTAATGTAACTGCGCTAGATAACAACGTTGTTAAAGCTTCTATGGAAACTAATGAAGATATAATAGGTTATGCAGCTACAGTAGATGATGCTTTAAATGTAGGTAGAGATATTAAAGCTCCTGTCAGAAAAATTAGAGTATTTGATTTTGATGATACATTAGCTACTACAGAGTCAGACGTTTTATTTACAGCACCTGACGGTACTAAAGGTAAGTTAAATGCAGAAGAGTTTGCTACTCAAGGTAAAACATTATTAGATCAAGGTTATAAGTTTGATTTTAGTGAGTTTAATAAAGTAACTAAAGGAAAACCAGGTCCATTATTAGATATAGCTAAAAAGATACAAGCAGCAAGAGGTACAGAGGACGTGTTTGTATTAACAGCTAGAGCTCCTGAAGCTCAAGTTGCTATTAAAGAGTTTTTAGATAGTGTAGGATTAAACTTACCTTTAAAAAATATAACAGGATTAGGTAACTCTACTGGCGCTGCTAAAGCTAACTGGCTAGTTAATAAAGCAGCAGAAGGTTATAATGATTTTTATTTTGCTGACGATGCTTTGCAAAATGTTAAAGCGGTGAGAGATGCAATGTCTGTATTAGATGTTAAGTCTAAAGTACAACAAGCTAAAATGAGTTTAGAAGCTGATATAAACGAGGACTTTAATAGAATAGTTGAAGAAGCTACAGGTATTAGAAGTGAGTCTAGATATTCAGAGGCTAAAGGTAAAATCGTTGGAGCTAAGAAAGGTAGGTTTAAATTCTTTATACCTTATTCTGCTGAAGACTTCTTAGGTCTTATATATCCTATACTTCCTAAAGGTGCTAAAGGTAATTCAGCCATGAAGTGGTTTAAAGAAAGGTTAATGGATCCTTACACTAGAGCATCAAATAATTTATCTACTTTTAGAAAAAACATGTTTGAAGATTTTAAAAAGCTTAAAGAAGATTTAGATGTTCCTAAAGATTTAAAGAAAACTAACAAGTCTGGCTTTAGTAACGAGCAAGCTGTAAGAGTATATATATGGAATAAGCAAGGTATGACTGTACCAGGTTTATCTAAAGGAGATACTAAAGAGCTATTAGATATAATAGAGGCTAATCAAAATCTTAAGACATTTGCTGACGAGATAATGAAACTAAACAAAACATTTGAGTATAACGCTCCAAGTGAAAGTTGGTTAGCTGGTACAATAACTACTGATCTTATAGATGGAGTAAATAAAGGTGTTAGAAGAAAGTATTTAGAAGAGTGGCAAAGAAATGTTGATGTAATATTTTCACAAGAAAATTTAAATAAATTAGAAGCTGCTTATGGTACAAAATATGTAGAAGCTTTAAAAAATGTTCTTGAAAGAATGAAGCAAGGTAAAAACAGGTTAGCTAGTGGAAATAGATTAAGCAACAGAATACTTGATTATATTAATAATGCTAATGGTGTTGTTATGTTCTTAAACATAAGATCTGCAGTGCTTCAAACTTTATCTAGTGCTAACTTTATAAACTGGAGTTTTAATAATCCTATTAAAGCTGGTAAAGCTTTTGCTAATCAAAAACAATATTGGTCTGACTTCATGATGTTAATGAACTCTGATTTTCTAGTTGATCGTAGAAACGGTATGAGAATTAATATATCTGAAAATGAAATAGCTAACGCTGCAAACACTAGTGGCAATAAAGCTCAAGCAGCTATATCATATATACTTTCTAAAGGATATGCACCTACACAATTTGCTGATAGCTTTGCTATAGCTTTAGGTGGTGCTACTTATTTTCGTAATAGATCAGCTGACCTAATGAAGAACAATCCTGAAATGACACAGAAAGAAGCAGATGCTCAAGCTATGTTAGAGTTTAGAGAAAAAGCTGAAGAGTCTCAACAGTCTTCTGATCCAATGAGAATATCTCAGCAACAATCTAGTGATGCTGGTCGTTTGATACTAGCTTATGCCAACACACCTATGCAGTATGCTCGTATGCAGAAAAGAGCTTTTCAAGATCTAGCAGCAGGAAGAGGCGATAACAAAGCAAACGTTAGTAAAATAATATATTATGGAGTTGTTCAAAACTTAATGTTTAACATGCTTCAACAAGCGGTATTTGCTTTAGCTGCTAACAGTGAAGATGATGATGAGCAAGAAGTTAAAAAAGCTATAGGTGTAGCTAATGGTATGGCCGACTCTATATTAAGAGGATTAGGCATGGGAGGTGCTGCAGTAGCTGTAGCTAAAAACTTTTTGTTAGATATTTACGAAAGATCTGGAAGAAGCAGACCTGAATATGTTGATTCTATATATAAATTACTACAGTTTTCTCCACCTATAAGTTCTAAAATATCTAAACTTAGACAAGCTGCGTGGAATTTAGACAGTAAGAAACGTAGGAAAAAAGCTATGGAAGATTTTGGATTAGATAATCCAGGTTATGAAGCTACGACTAAAGTTGTCTCTGCAGTTACTAACGTCCCGCTAGATAGAGTATTGTTAAAAATGCAAAATATAGAAGCAGCTATGGACGAAGAGACTGAATGGTGGCAGTCTGTTGCTATGTTAGCTGGTTGGCCAGAGTGGCAAATAAATCCAGACGGTAGAAAAGATTCGGCTAAACCAAAGCCAAAGAAAAAAGAACCACTTGAGTTTATAGGTAAAGGTCGTCCAAAATAACGAGGAACACAATAAAACTGGGCACCATACCCAAAAGTTCCTGTAACCAAAAAAGGGGAAGTCGTAATGACCTCCCCTTTTTGTATTTAGCACCATGGGCAAAATCCGCCCGGACATCCGTCACACATAACTTATATTTTAATAGTTATACCTATTGACACTATAAAAGCGCCGCTTGCTATTGCAAGTGTGTTCGCGTTGAAGTTTGGCTTTTGCTTATGCCAAATCATATTGGTACCAGCCATAGTCATCATGCCAATACCTCCTATTATTGCTAGTCGTTTCATGTTATTTCACATGCGCCTCCCGCACAAGCTAGTTCACCTGAAAGATCTGTTTCATCTTCAGTTTCTGATATTCTAGTTAGATCAACATTTTTTAAATGTGTCATAGCCATATCATAGTTAACTTTACTTATATCTTCAAAAGGTGCTTGAGTATAAGTACCTCCGTCATAAGGTAATACAGATAAGCCATTATAATGCTCTCTGTTCTCCCACATCCATTTACCTGCTGCATCCCACTCTTCTTGCTTTAAACTAACAGTTGCAGATACATTGTGAGTATTAGACCCTTTCCTGTGACCAGGTACAATCCACTCTTGAGCTACTTTCTTTATTCTTTCAAATAAATCAAATGGCGATTCATCTCTTAGTATAGAACCTTTAGGTGCTTTCTGTGGTATACTAATCACAGCAGTGTCGTGAGGTCTAAAAAATTCATCTTCAACTAACTCAGGGTGATTTTCCGCTAAGTATTTATACATAGATTCGTTTTTACCAACTCTGATTCTACGCGTGTAATAATCATTATGCCATGCATGAATACCAGATGAAGTTCCTAATGCCAGAGATGTCGTCCCAGCAGGCTTTACGGTTGTACATCTTGCAGCTGAATTAATACCAATTGCTTTAGCTGTTTTTGTATTCTCTCTTTTTACTATACTTGCAGCGGCCTTCATATCCAACTGCAGCACAGCGGCACTCCCTATTCCTGTCATTGATACACCGATAAGGGCGTCCTTCTCTGTCGTATCTCTCCATACGTCTCTTAAATAATGAAAGTCAGTATAACCCGCTTGTAGTGTACCTATAAAGCTTGCTTTCTTAACTCTATCGTTAAAATCTTCTTGTGATTCAAGATCACTAGCATTTACCTCACATAAATTACAAAACTGAAAAGGTCTTAATGCTATTTCACAACAAGGATTTGTACCCCAGTCTTTATCATTGTTAAGATAAATACCTGGTTCACCTGATCCTGATAGTTCTACACGTTTCCATAGATCCATAAAAAACTCTTTAGTAACTTTATGTCTCATAAGAACAGCAGAATTATTTGATCTACCTCTTTGTGGATCTGTCTCCCACCAATTACCAGATTTAGCTGCTATCATTTCGTCGTCACCCGCGGAAAACAAACTAATTAAAGCTGCTCTACGTATACCACCTGCTAATACAGCATCAGCAATATGACAAACAATGTCGTGTGCTTCTAAAGTTGTTAATGGTGTTCCATCTTCCTTGCCATCAAATATACCTTTAATTTTTAGTATACACTCTTTTAATGGTTGAGGCCCTGGCGCTTTACCTCCAGATGTAACTAACTGAGCTCCCTTTGGTCTAATATCAGAAAAATCAAACTGTACGCTAGATGATCTCTTATCGCCCATATAAGACTTCATAAGGACTTTAATAGCGTCAGCCCATCCTTCTATACTATCACCAATTAAAAACCTTCTAGTTCTTTTAACATAAGGTTTATTAACTATAGGTAATTTAGCTACGTGGTGCTGTTGTACAGAGTAACCTACTCCGGTTCCACCTAATAATAAAAACATTATTTCATGAAAACACTCAATGCTATCAATAGGTAAATAAGCACAATTATAGACTCGATTAGGCGAGATCTCAATAGGCTTACCTCCAAATTGTAGTGATCGCATAGACGGTAAAATCTTCTTTTCATATACTAATTTGTAAGCTTCTTCAATTTGGTCAGTTAATGCAGGGTACTTTTTAATATGCATGTTTTTATTTCTTGTAACTAATTCAGCCCAAGTCTCTCTACGGTTTAACTCAGGTACGAATTTAGCATACTTCATATAAACTGTTATATCACTTAGTATCTTGTTGCTTAACTCCATCTTTGTTTTCTTTTTTATTTGTTAATTCTTTTTTTAGAAATTCTATAGCTTTATCATATCCAGGCATAAGCTTTACTGTTTCTAATGTTCCTACACTCAAGTCTTTTAAGTGCATATTATCATTCATCATATGTTGAACTACATTGGTCAACGATTTTAATTTATTCTGCATTTCCAGCAGAGTACTTTCTTTCATATTCTATTAATTCTTTATATTTTAAATATCCTTTAGATGCTATACTCCAATCAATAAATTTTTGCAATTGACGTTCAGCATATTTTCTTCTTGCTAGATCTTTCTTTTCCCAAGAATTAAGTTCACGGTTTCTTCGCATTCCTTTTGATTTTGAGGTTTGTATAACGTAATGTTCGGTAAGTGTTTATGTACATAAGCTTTAAATAACTTCCAGCGTATGGGAAAAGATTCATTAGCACGTCCTTTGCATTCAATGATAAAGCCATCTCCCACAAAATCTGGTGTATACTTAATATTAAGTATTTTCTTATTACCTCGATTACGGAACTCACCTTTACCATTACTTTGTCTTTCATAAGCTTCTTGATCGAAGTTAAAAGAAGGGACAAGCTCGTAAGTTTGTCCCTCATATTGTGCTTTTATCTTAGCTTTTTTTAAAGCTATGTACATATGTTTTTCTAAACCTGACGCAAACTGTATGCCATCATGTTTAACTTTTTTAGATCTTACCGGACCTTTCTTTTTACTATACCGGCGAGATCGCATCGTCCCAGTCTAATTGAGCTGATGAAGCGTGGCTTGGATGTGGAGGTCTAAAGCTAGCTTTATTAGCTTCAGCTATAGCTTCCTTAGCTATTGAGCTGTCGTTTAATTCTTCTTTAGCAGCTTGAATATACAGTATTGCATCCATTAACTCTTCTTGTACATCGTTTAAGTAACCAGCTAAATCTTTATGTCTACCAGTTCTTTCATCGTGCAATGTTCTACCATACTTAGCATAGCCAACATCTGATCTTGTAACGAACTTATCGCAGACTCTTTCTACAACAGGATCTCTGAATAATATAGTTTTACTTTTCATCTTTAACAAATGTTCCGTTAACCATTTTACCAGTACGTTTAGAAATAACCTTGTATGCAGTGTCTATACACTTTTCAATTGTTGTACCGCCAAGATGAGCCATGTTAGTTAATACAACTACCATATCGCCAATAGCATCTACAAACTCTTCTTTATCATCTTTTAGTACTGCTCTACCTAGTTCACCTGCTTCTTCCATTAACTTACAAAACTGTGTTTTAGTATCGCCTTTAGTATAAAGACCTCTTTCGCCTGCCCAGTCTCTTATCTTTTGAAACCTTTCGCTTTCATTGCTGTCATATCTCCAGTTGCCATTACTATTATATCTAGTTGTTAAAGTATCTAAATAAGCTTGGTAAGCATCTTTGCCAAATGGAAATCTTTCAGCTTCTTCAGCGTGGTTTTTAACTTGAAAGTATTTAGCAAACGCTTTGTTATATATGTAAGATCTTTCTGTAGTGTACATGGATGTCTTAACATTATCCATTATCCAAGCAATCGTATCCATGTTGATTTCAAATTCACCATGCATCGTATCCCATGATTTACCCATGTTATCCATTAGTCTACCTTTTAGTTTGGTAGATGGACAAGGGAACGTAGAAGTCTGCTCTGTCGCGTTTATGTGCATTGTATTAGATTTTATTTTATTAATATATAGATCTTTATATTTTTGTCTGTCAACTCGATAGCCGTAAGACTGTTGAAGTTCTAACTCGCGGTCAGATATATAATCAATATCTGTACTTTGTTCTAGAACTTCTACTTCGTCTAAGCTGTAGCCTTGTTGGTCTACGACTCTAGATATAAGATCACGTGTAACACCTATTTTTTTACCCGGTATATGGTATAAATAATAATTAATTTTATCCATATGTTCTAGCTCTTGATGTTAACGTATTTTTTTCAGGCAATTTATCATTATATATGTGTAAGTTATGTGCAAAATGATAGTATGTACCCATTTCGTATCAGTTCGTCTACAGACCATCTCTTGCAGTTTACTGAATTGATATTGATCATTACAGAAACCAAACCACAAATCATTAGATCGCATCGTAACGCACATATTTAATTTATTATCAACAACTGTAAACTGTACAGCGTATGTACAAGGCGTATCATATTTATAGCTAGATATTTCTTTGCCATCATATATAGATATTGCAGCTTGTCTAGTATTAGGATTATTCTTTAACATAGCTACAACTTTATCTAGCTGCCAGCCTCTTTCCCATTGCGCACCGTAGTTAGAGTTAACCTTACCATTTTCATCAGCCATCTTTTGCCATATCTGAGGTATCTTACCATATATACTACCAAGAGTTTCTATAGTAGGCTCACCTGATAAATACCATTGCCATTCAGCTTCAGCATACTCAATATTAAAGTTTCTAGCTTCATTGGTTATTATACGATCTAATGGATTTTCAATAGTAAAGCCTTGATTAAACATTGCCATTGTATTGTCAAACTTTTTACCTTCATACGGTATAACACCATAGTAAAAGTTAAAAGCTTCATTTGCATTTTTAAATTTAATTGTCTCATATATTTATTATCGTTTACCCTTCGTATTTAGTTTGTAATAATGTCTATACATTTCAAATACTTTAGGATATATTTCTGTTCTACTATAATCTCCTGGGCTAATCATTTCTTTATTGTTTGCAACGATACGTATTTTCCAAGATCCAACATCAAAGCCTGGTGTAGCAGCTAATACACCTATTTTAATTCCGTGATTAACACACCACCTGTAAGCTTGTTTGTCTTCTTTAGTCCATTTAACTTCGTCAAACGTAAATTTCTTTAGTCCCAAGGCATTTTTTCATCTAAGTCAGGCATCTCATGTGGAACAAAGCAACCAGACTTTGGTTCCCAAGTAAAATGGGCTTCAGCTCCGTTCTCGCCTAAGTTTTGAAACTTACATTTCAATACCTTAACTTTTGTTGTTTTATTTTCGTAGTCTCTATGAACTAATAAGCCGTGGTAACTAGCATCATACCATTCACCACCACCTTTTATATTATACATCGTTGGCTCTTCGATTTTACCATCTTGGCCTTTATACATCTTAGTTGGATGTGCAACAATAAATACTAATACATCATACTTTCTTTGCAAAAGTTTCGATCTTAGTTAAGTATTCCATTGTATAGCGGTTAACATCCTCTGTTTGACAATCAGTGTCTCTAACTTTATTATATGGATCAATAACAAGGCATTTAATACCTTTACGCTTAACTAGCTCAGCTCCTTTACGTAATACTGACTCTAATGTATAACGTTCCATATCAATAAAGAAAAAGTTATCATTAACATGACTTGCAACTTGATTCCATTTATCACCGCCAATATCGCCTTTATTAGGCATATCACCCCATACTTTACGCATTAACTTATGTGCATGTAAATATGTAGGCGCGTTTTCAGGAGATGCAAACGCTGTTTTCCAACCATACTCTCTATTATAACCTACGCACATTTGATCTACAAAATCTGATTTACCTGAACTAGGTACACCTGTTACAGTTATAAACTGTTTAGTATAAGTAGAAAAGATATTATCAAAGTTATGTAAACCTATTTGAAAACCACGTTTAAAACCATTACGAACAAAGTCTGTAACTTCGTCTTCGATGTCTCTAAATGTTGTAACGTTTTCAAGAGGTACAGGATGTGCTATTTCAATACGTGACATTAGCTCCTTAGAGCCGTGCTTAGTTAAGTATTCATTAGCATCTTTACAATCATCAAACGTAGTTATAAAACAAACCTCAGCACCAAGCCTACGTATAAGCTCTTGTTGCAATGCAACACCAGGTGGATCATCATCAACTGCAATGATTATCTTTTTCTTATCTTCAAAGTAATCAATACAATTATCTAGATAATCTAGGTTGTTTGTATTTAACGTAGCACCGTTTGGTACTGATACAACTGGAGTGTAGCCAGCTTCGTGTATAGCAAGTACATCCATTTCGCCTTCAACTATAACACAAGTATCATGACCAACAATACTGTCTATATTGTAAAATACTTTTTCAGCTCCTTTATATAGCTTAAAGTTTTTACGACCATCTCTATATTTAACATTAGTTAGGTTTCCACCTACATAATAATTAAACTGAATAGTATTCTCGGGTTTACCGGTCTGTGGCATAAACTCTTTACCTTCACCTACACCAACCTCATCTAAGGTTTGTTTAGATATTCCCTCTTGTTTTAAACCAATCAATAACTTTAGATTCAACTGGCTTATGTTTTACTTCAGGCATTACATACTCACGCTCAGCTTTGCCTTTACGTTTAAACGTATGTAATTGGAAAGATTTGTCACAGTTATGGCAAGTACCGATACCACGTTCCCAATCATAAGAAGAGCATTTAGCTTTCTTATTTTCAGGTTTCCTAGAAGATGAACACAGGGGACAAATCCCCTGCGTTTTACCTACTTCTAAGCCGTGCTGATTAAAAGTTTCAATTAAGAAACCATTTATTTCTTTATCTTCGACTTGCATTTATTTGATTTAATTAAAATGGTAGATCTGGATCAGCAGCTACTGCTTGTGGTTTATTTTGTGGTCTGTGGAGCAGTCCTCCACCTTCGTAAGGTACTTTTTCAGGGAATGTTCCATTAGTCCATAGACTTTAACATTACCTAAATAAGTCTTAGCAGCTTTAGCTTCTCTTTCTTCTTTAGTCTGCTCTATACAAACAGGACCTTGATTACCAAACTGATCTGGCTCGTCATTAACTGTAATCGTAATAGGTAGGTATTTACCTTTCTTGCCTTCGATTATTTTGACTTTTATCAATTGCATTTAAATTGATACTTGCTTTTACTATTCCTGCCATATTATAGGGTTTTATTTATAAAGTAATTATTAGGATCGAAATCCTTGTTGTTAAAGAACAGATCATATATTTCAGATGCTTTTTCAACCTTATCAAAACCTGTTTGATAAAAGTTATCTGAGCAATCATATACACCGATCTGACCTGTATTCTTATCTATAGCCATGAATAACATATCATAGCCAAATAAGTTCTTATATACAAAAGCTTGTGAATCATAGTTATATTTCTTAGCTGACCAATGAAACTTTTCTAAGTCTGCAGTAGTCTTTAAATCAATAACTAATTTTTCACTGTGGTTAACAATATCAGCTTTACCTTTCCACCAGTTGCCTGCTAATTCAGCAACACCTGGAACTTCAAACTCATTACCTTCAGCGTGTATAAGATCACGACAAACTTTATTGTTCATCATCTTTTCAACTAACGCTTCGATCTTGTCAACCTCATGTTGTAACAAACAAACTTCTCCGTCTGTTATTTCTTTGTATGCTTTTGTATTACGTGAGCTAGCTTCTACTATTTTAAAATTCTTGATCTTATCTGGTTCAAGAATAGCAGTGTGAAAATAGCCTCCTATAAGAAAGTGAGGAGCTGATGGAGTTGGCTTTTTGAACTCAAGCGGATTTGTCATTAGTGTTCTTATATCTGAGTTAGATATAAAGTTTCTACCATATTCGCCATAGTAATGTTCATCATCCTTCAGCTTCTCTAATACTTCTTTTTTGTTTTTCATAACGTTGCTAATTCTTTCTCTTGAGCTTTTGTTAATGTATATTTTGCTTTTATTGCGTCAACTTTTCCTCCAGACTTTACGTAGTCTTTAGCAGATTTTAATTGAGCTGAGCTCATAGCTTGTTGTACTGCTTTTTTACCGTGATTATTAGTTGCATCAGCGTCTTGTGTATCATCGATTAAAAACAAATTACCTAGTGCATATTTCTTACCGTAAGAACTAGCTGCACCGTATCGTTGTGGCATTTGCATGCCTTTCTGATCTAAGTCGACACCTACAATAGCTACAGCTGAAACAGATTTAGTATTACCTGTACCTGTTTCTTCTTTACCATTAGATAATCTAGCGGTAACTTGCATAACAGGTGGATCAAAGAAATTAATTCTTCTTTGATTACAACTGATACGTCTAACTCCTTTAAAAAGGGTTTTGTAGCTTCTAGGATGTCTTCAGCAGATCGGAAATAATACTTGCCGAATGAGTTAAATCTACTCTTCTTTCGATTTAAACTTCGTTTGAATTTTGGTTAATTTTTGGTTTATTGTCATATATATATAATTACATATTTATTTGTTAATTTACAGATAATCAATCACTTGCGAGTGATCTACATTATCTATTAACTTGTTTACTGCTTGCTTTTTTAACTCTGATACTCTTACATATGCAGATACACCTTTATTTCTAAAGCCTGCTGCTATATCATTAGCAGACCATTTTTTACCATCAAGGCCATAGCTTTTACTTAAAACAAAAACTTCATCAGAAGTTAAGTGTTTAGTTAATAAACTCATTATATAAGCATTAAGCAGTGTTTCATTGTAAGGATCTGATTTATCAGGTATTTGATAAACCATATTTTCATCAGATGGATTAGCATCTATACTTAAAAATATGCTATTAAAAAACATAGCAACCATTTTTTATCTTTACCACCATCTTTCCTCATTTCATTTAATTTATGTTCTGGTATACGCATTGTACCTCTGTTAGTGTCAATAGCTCTGCGTATGCCGCCTCTTATTCTTTTAGCTAAAAAGATTTTAAAGTTTGTTCTACGTCTTCAGATTGCACTAGTCTTGTTCTATCTATTTTATCTACTGCTTTACATAGCTGTAAGCTTACCTTCTTGCATTATATCCATAATAGACATAACACCTGAAGCTTCTTGTGAAGTTGCAAATTTTCTAGATATATTTTCTACTAAAGGTAAAAATATAACTTTAAGTTCTGCTGGAGTGTAGTCTACAAATCTTTTCTTTTTTACGTTTTTGTATAGATCTTTTTCTATCATCTATATACCTGATGTAGTTTTTTATATTATACTTTTTCATATTGTTTATTTAAAAGTTTTTTTTCTTCTTTGAGTTCTTCACTCATGTGTCTGTAGATAGTGCGCTCGGTACATTTCAATGCTTTAGCTATCTTAGGTATTGTTATTTTACCTTGTTCATGTATGTATAGCATAGCTTCATAAACATCATCTTGTTTAATACCTTTAGCTTGACCTATTATTTTTCCTACAATTTGTAATTTTTCAGTTGTAGATAATCCACTAGAGTCTTTAAATACTAGTTTACGTAATCTATTTTTAGGTGGTACATCAAGATCTTGTTTAAATACATCTTCAACAACTTGTTTAATAAGTTTATTTCCTATGCTGAAAGTAACAAATCCATTTTGTTTATAAATTATATACTCAGCAAGTTCTTTAAATTTATTTTTATCTAAGACCGGATTTAAATACCAAAGAGTTAACAAATGCCATTTAAGCGATCTAATAGTATTAATTTTAGCTTTATTATTAAATAGAGCATAGTACCCATAAGTACCATCAGCATAATACCAACCCCAGCTATGGCTAGATGTAGGTATATCTGAAGAATATCTACGATATATAATTCTATTATTATTTAAATATCTTAAATCTCGGTGTGACATTTGCCCCTTACTCTATATCTTTAGTACCATGTGTCACCCCATGCAATGTAGCTAGGTATAACTCATGTTCATTTTTTAAACCTCTTGAGTTTATTTCTTCATCAAGCCATTCTTGGCTTTTTCTTAATATCCAGTCTGAATTTTTCATAAAAATTTTAAATGGTTTTTATATTTTAATAATTGTTTTCTTTTTTCTAAGTTTACAAGACCAGTATCCATTGCTTCTTGGAATATTTCATTTTGCAATTCTTGCATTCTATGCGATACATATCTTTTATGAGATAAACATCGTCTTTTTTTCATAAATTTCTCTATCATACCTACGAAAGCCCACACCGTTTCCAGTGTGAGCTAACCTTATTTTAAATTGTAAGGCATTATTCGTAGTGTTTGTCTAATAACATGTGAGCAACTTCTTCGCTGATCATATTGTCATTATATAATTGCCATATTAATTTTCTCATAATTCAGGGTATTCGTCTCTGCATTTGTCGCATATATCACAAAAATTGTGATGTTCTTCTGTCATAAATTCACTGCACATTTCGCAGTAGTATAAATCGCTTTGCCATTCATTTTTCTTCAGCCAAGGCATATAGCTTATTGGATCACTCATTATTTTATCATTTCTTCTATTATAGCAAAATATCTTTCTGCTAATTCATCTTTTTCTTCATTCATAATTACGTAAGCATTTGTAATGTGGATGTCTGTAGCTTCCAGCTTTTGTACGCTCGAAGTATGTAAATGTAGCCCATTGACCTATATATTGTGCAGCATTTTCTAGCATTTCAGCAAGGTCATCATAGTTGTAACCTTTACCTGGAGGACAACCGAATACAACACCTTCGTGATCTTGCATTATAAATTTACCTAGTGTACCTGTTCTTTTACCTTTACCTGCAACAAAGTCAATTATTGTAGCTTCTGCATCGTGAAAGTCTTTGAACTTCATAAGATCCCATGATCTAGTACCTTTGTATTTACCTTCCATAGATCTGTATATACTGCCTTCATAACCTAGTTTAAGGTTTTTCTTATGCATTTTAAGAGCTTCATCAAAGTCTAATACAACTTGAGTATCACTTATACACAAGCAATTGCTAGTTCTAAACATAGCTGAATGATTAAGAGTATTTATAAAATTCATACGCCAAGTATAAGTAGCATGAGGAAAACTAGCTACATCATATATATGATATTGTACTAGTTCTGCAGCTTCTGCTTTGTCAGCATCTGTTGGTTTTTTCTTCTTTACAAGAGATATAATCTTTTCAAAGTCATCTTTTAGACCGTGATTATATAGTTCGCCATCAAGAATTAAAGTAGGGTATCTGTCGAATACAGGCTTTAAATCTTTAGTTATGTGATCTACATTCATAAACTGATTATTAGCACGAGAGAACGCGCCTTTGGCAGTAAATAGACAGCGTACGCCATCTAGTTTTGGTTGTATGAACGCGGGGTAATCTGCTTTGTCCTCATTGTATTTGTGAGCAAGCATTGCTTTAATATTTTCCACTTCCATGATTTAATTTAATATTTATTTTTTCTATTTTCTTTTGTATCATTGCTGCTTTTTCATATTCTTCTTTGTCTTCAAAGATCATCATAATAGTTTGCAGCCTAGCTAATTCACCTACAAGTCTTTCTTCAGCATTTAAGCCTAGTTCATCTGTTTTATTACTTGTAATATCAGATATAGTGTAGCCTTGATTAACTAGTTTTGTAATTTGATCAGCATACTCTAAGTCTGCTTCTTCTTGCTTTTCCATTATTTTATCAAATAACAGTTGAGCTAATTTTTCAATTGCATCTTCTTTCATATTAATATTATCCATTAGTTATCGTATTTAGTTTGTATTATACTGATTGTAACTTTTTAAGTCTTTTATGTTTTTCTGCATTACTTAACTCATCCCAGTTACTTGGTGGTTGCCAATCAGGTATGCTAGCTCTCATTGTAGCAAAAGCTATTCTTTCTTGGTATTTCACTGCCATGTCTGACAGTTCTTCACCTTGTTTAGTTGATAGATCTCCTAGCAACATAAACGCTTTCATCATATTTATATTATTCATACCACGAAAAGCCCGTACCATTTACGGTACGAGCCGATCAAAAGATCACTGGTCGCTTTATATATTTCGTGGAAACTAAACTACTATTAACTAACTAACAGTCTGATTAATCTCTTCTGATTCAGTAAATTCTTCTTTTAGCCATTGCAGTTCTGCCATGTCAAAGTTGTAATCACTGTCTTCATTCATAATTTCGTCATATATCTTATCTGCTATGTCTTGAAATGCTTCTAGTAATACATCATCAAAGTATATATCATCTAGAAAGTATTGATCTGCATATAGCACGCATTCGCCATTAGAATAATTTATTTGTTCCATAATAGCTTCAGGTATGTCAGATTCATAATAATATACATCTTCGTTTATACATACACTATTCATATCATTAGTTACAACATATACAGAATATCCATCTGCAGTTGTTTCTTCGTAAGCATATACATCAGCGCTTTGATAAGCGTTTTCATCTATTTTTAAGCCGTAATACTTTTTTACAGCTTCTATTATTTTTTCTTGTGTTGGTTCTTTTGATTCCATTTTAAATTAATTTTATAGTTAGCATAGTTATGTAAAATATTAGCGCTAATGCAAATAGTATTAACGCTAAGTCTCGTTCATCATTCTCCATTTGCTTGATTTATATCTTTAATTGCATATAATACAAGTCTCTTTAGTCTTTCAGCTCTATTATTTATCAACATTCTTTTATTATGTTCCCACTCGTATAGTTTACCTTCTCTTGATATTACTTTGTGAGCAGATTTATATTGCGGATTTAGTTGATAACAGGTGTAAATACTACCATTTTTGTTTAGTAGATTTTTTCTAATATAACCTGTTCTGTGTTCAGATATACACGTACCTGTAGGTAATGTAAAGCAAGTTGTACCTCTTTTTACTTGAGATGGACTTGATGTATCTTTAGCACCTAGTGCTTTTAATGTTTCTATTGCTAGTTTTTCTTCGTTCATATTTATTTATTTATTAGCCATTCACCCCATATAATCTGTGACTGAGTAAGATCATGATACCATACATCGCCAAATGTACAGAGAGATCTTATGTCGTCAATAGTTAATTCAGAATAATTGTCTTTTTGTTTTAGTTTATCAAATAGCCATTGTACAGATTTATACTCTTCAGCATTTTCTTTCAACTTATCTTTGATATGTGGTTTTAATTTATCGTATAACATATTTATATTATCTTTTAGTGTTCGTATTTAGTCTGTAATTAAATATTTTTCTTTTTTAGTCATAGACTTTACTTTATATTTTAAGTCATTTGATATATTAGTGTAAAAACCTGGTGCAAATATAGATCTTTTACCGTCTTTTTCTAATTCTAATATATCTTTTTCTACTTGTGTTATGTAGTAGTCAAGTGCGTCAATTATAAGTTTTGACTCCATTCCGTTAAATTTTTTCATTATTTTAAGTTTTTTAGTAGTTTATGAATTATTTTACCATGATTTTCATGATAAAACTCGAACCATTCGTCTTCAAATAGTTCTAAACCTGCTTGAGTTAAGTATTCTGTTGAGTCAAACACATAGTGATTATTCATTTCATCACAAACTGCTTGAAATATTAAGTCATACATGTGACCATCTAGCTTTTCTACTATTGTTTCAACAGTTTTGTCTACATCTGCATGAGAAAAAGGATTTTTATAAAAGTTTTCACCTTTTAATTCTTTTAAAGCTACAGCAGCGTGGCCAGTTTTAACGTCACCTGTACAATCTTCGTATTTACCTACTGTTTCTCTAGCTGTTTGATACTCTTTTGATTGTCTAATTTCGTTTAGCGTTCTATTTTTTGCCATTTTTGTTAGATTTTAGTTGATTAAACGCTTGTTTTAACTGTGCGATTTCAGTTTGACACTTTCTTATTTGTTCTTTATTACCTCGATCTTGATAGAATTTTGTCCAAGAATACAAGTTTTCGAGTTGTTTTGTTATTTTATTCATATATTATTTAATATATTATCTAATAGTGATCGTATTTAGTCTGTTACAAAGTAGTTTTATCTTATTATATTGTAATTGAGATATTTCTAGATTGTTTAGCGCTCGATCGAGATAGCGCTCTGCAATTTCTTTGTCAACATCTAAGAAATCGATGTAAGTTTTACCTACTTGCTCGAACATAACGTCGTTACCTACATAAGTAGTTGAGCATCCATCGTATTTATATTTAGTTTTACGTTGACTTGAACCACCAGACATAGATCTTAGTATACCAAAACCTGCTCGTTTTGTTAATTTACTAGCTTTGTCTGCATCTTCACGTGACATTACTTGAACAGTATTGCCAGTTTTATGGTTGATAGTGTCAATACAACCGAGTTTTTCTTCAGTTGAACACTCGACACAGACAGTATATCCGAGATCTAATCTTGCTTGTGGAATATTGTGGTTACATTTCATACCACGAAAAGCCCATACCGGTTAAGTATGAGCTATTGTAGTACATCCTGAGTTCATAACGATCCCTCACCAGTTCACTACATTTCGTCAGTTGTTTGTCAACTTGTTATGTAAGTAAGACCTTTGTAGTTAAACCAGCTTGTATATTCGTCTGGTATATTATTAATAGTGTAGCCTTTTAGCATTTGACCGTCTAATCTGATTAGTGATCTGTCGCTTGGGTAAAATTTAATTGTTTTCATATATTATTATCTTTTAGTTATCGTATTTAGTTTGTCATTAGATCTTTATACTCTGAAGAATTAACATCTTTTTCAAAATTATTTACTATTTTTCTTATTTCTCTACCTAATTCTTGATCGTTAGGTATTTTTCTTACATTTTCTTGTATCATTAAGAACATTATTGCTTTTAATGTTTTTGAATCTTCAAACTCACTAGTAGTGATATTGTCTAAAGCATCCCACTCGTGTCCTCTATTAATTACTGCCATTTTCTAAATCTATTATTAGTTCACCTTCATATATTTTTCTTGCTTGCATTAGTGAGTATGTCCACTTCTGCCACTCTGTTCCACATTTCTGTGTCCAACCGTAGATACCATCCTGTATATCATTAGCGATTGCTTCAATTGCTTGTTGTTCTGTCATATTTTATCTTTTATAAAGTTCTAAATCCTCACTTGTTCCGGAGAAAATAGTTCACTTCTCATATATTTTACTATTTTTATTGTCATTTCATTGAATAAATTCATATAAGCATCATTAGTTTCTGGAAAGTTTTCATGTTCTTGTAGTTCATATTCTAATTCATTAGCTAGTTTTTCGTATAGTGAGTCAACTACTCTCCAAGTAATCTCGTCTTTTTCTTCGTTAGTTAGCTTCATATTATTTAAATATTGGTAAAATTACTTGCATGAATATATCTTTTAATACTATAGCCATTGTTGGTATCCATATTGCTAAGAATACAGTAGTCATAATAGTAGCATATATTTTCAACATTTTTTCTTCGACCGCTTTGATCGCTATTAGTTTAATTGCTTTAATCATTGTTGTTTATTTTAGTTATTAGTTCGTGTATTTCATCATAGTTGAAAGTAGAATACACTTTGTCTACTTCTTTTTGTACATAGTTGTACGTAATTTCTTTGAGTTGTTTACCGAAAAGAGATACAATAAGACTACGTGGTGACCAACCATAAGGAGACTTATGTTTGTTGTAGATTAGTAGTTTACCACTACCATCACCGTAGTTAATTACTGTTAAGTTATCTGTTTGTATATATTTCATATTGTATTATCTTTTAGTTGTCGTATTTAGTTTGTTAATAGTTTTTCAGTTTCATCAAGAGTGTTTATATAATATTCTGCATAAACACTATCCATCACTCCACTGTTTAAGTCTTCTAAGACCCAACTTTTTACATATTGTACATTTTCAAGAGCTTGTTCTACTTTAGTTCCATCTTCTTTGATATTATAACCGAGTAATCCACTCGCTACCATACCTGCTATTATTAGTTTATTCATATTTTTTCTACTTTATATATTACTTCTTCCATTATTATTCCTAGTTCTTCCATGAAATCTCTCATGTCGTCACAAATATAGTTTTTATCGTTAGTTAAATATAGTGGTTCTTCTATTTCACCATAATATATTTCAAATTCATAGTTATCTATCATATTTATTTATTTATTATTTATTAGTTTTATAGTTAAAAATTCCTAGTTCTTCACATAGTTTATCAGTTTCACTTTGATAACCTTCTTGTTTCCAAAATGGAGCTAACCATTTTTTGTTATTAATCATTTCATCGTGACACCATTTTTTCTCGTTATCACCAAGTTGATAGTAGTGCATGTCAAATTCTGACATTGCTACTTTGTCGATTGTAGTATTTAGATTATTACTCATAATATTTCATTTAGTAGTTCATAAACATCATCTTGTTGTGATTTACTTAATGTCATGAAGACACCGTTAGCTTCTCCAGGATAATTGAGAACATGATTTATACATTGCTGAGTAAGTTCAGCTTGATTTACAGTCTTTTCCATTTCGTCAAAAGCTTTTGACCAAGACCAGTTTGAAGGATTATTTGGATTATACATAGTTATTAATTTTATTTAGTTTATTATATTATCGACACTTTGTCGTAATTAGTTTGTAACCGAGTGAGAAATCGAATCTCACTTCCAACCATTTCGGCTATGTGCTGAGTCATATGTCGTTATATTTATAGTCTCTAAGTATTACTATCGAACTAAGACTTTAGTTATTTAAGATATTTCACTTAATTCTCTGCAGAATTTTGGAACAGTATTACTATTTGTATAAGATTATACTGTTGGAAACATGGCATTCTTCAAATTTTTTTGAAATGTTGAATAAATTTCGTCATGATCATAAGTGAAAGTGACGTCTTTTATTGTTAGTAAAAGTGATTACTGTATTATTTCCGAGTAAAGATTTTCTTATTACAAATCTTTTAGTAGTTAGTTTATTAGTTTTCATAGTTTTATTTATTTATTTATTTAGTTTAGTTATTATTATTATCCAGTTGCTGTCGTATTTAGTTTGTAAAAGTGTAACTTTGTTTGTATGTTATTTTAGTTAGAGAAGTACTACACATATTCTCTGTAATTTACATTTTAAATTCCATTGAATGATATGTAAGTGATAATTCCGTGAGTAATTACATTATAAGTTATCAATGTTATTAGTGATGTTAAAGTTATTATTAATAGTTTCATAGTTATTTATTTAATTTGTTATTTGTTTTATTGTTTATACTATATTATCTATGACGCATCGTATTAAGTATGTAGTATATAAATAGTAAAAAGTAAAACGTCAAAATAAATACACAATAATGCATCGAAAACGTTGAGGTATGCAAAACAAAACTATAAAAGCCGGCCAACCCGCAAAACAAAAATGCGATTTGTAAACAAAATACAAAATATAATTGTGGGGGTAT